TTATATATTGTTTCTTTCGATTTTCATATCATCTTTTCCGTATGGGATATTTATAAAATCAAGAACTCGACCTATACCCAAACCACCCTTATCACATTCTCTGATACAGTAATCATACAGTTTCGGATGCGTGAGTTTCATTTGTTGAAATCGGTTAGGCTCTTTTTCGTACTGAATTCCATATAGACAAAACATACAGCCTGTTCGACTGACTCCCGAAGTATAATACCCCCCATCCTCGTCTTTCAAGATTTCACCATATACAGATGCAAGAGGGATATCGTTTAGCTTTATGTACTCCAAAACATCGTCCTCCGTCCAAAAAGACATTGGTCGTGATTGCGGAGAGGCTTCGTTAAAAGCGTTACATCCAAATTTAAACCATGTAGAAAGCCTTAAATAGCTTTCATTTGCCATAGTAGCAACGATGCTAACAAGTCGTCTCTCTTTTTCAAATTTATGAGCTGGTCTCTTTTTCATAATATCACAGCAATTTGATGATATTGCAAATGGGGCATCCAACAAAAAACTCCATTTGGCACAAGTAAATTTTGATGGTTGTCCATTTTTTTGCTTAAGTGTTCCTTTAAGTTTTCTCAACCTATAACTGTCTTCGCCTTTAGCAATTGAACGTCTCGCACCTGCAATTGTATTACTTACATCTTTACTTATCAACGGGTAGCCGTATTTATCGAGTACCTGGCGGAATGTAATTCTATTCCCTTTTCGATCTTTAGGATAATCTTTAACAAGTTCTATTTCAATGTTATACTTTTGCTTAAGGTAATTATAAATATCGTCAACATTTCTTCTAACCTCTGGATATTCCAACCCTGTATCAGCAAACCATAAAACAAGCTTATAACCCAATAACTCACAAACTTGAGCTGCAATATCAGCACAAACTGAACTATCTTTTCCGCCTGACAACCCCACATAACATTGTCCATTCCAATATTTATACCATTCAATTAGTCTTGCTTGCGTAATAAGTATTTTATTATCTAAGGGTAATTTTTGCAATTCCCTAAGTCTTTGGGCATCATGGATTTTACCATCTAAGGTATACCTGTTATTACACATTTTCTTCTCCTATCATGCAAATTCAATCTCCTGCATAAGTTCTATTTCTTTATCTGTCATACCCCATGTGTATAGAACTTCCTCAGGCGCATAACATACTACATACCCTTTATCATATATTTGCTGTATCTTATATACCTTGTCTCGATATCCTATACGATTAGTAGCACCTAAATTTAGGTAGCGTTCACATAAGGCGTCAAATACCTTGCAATATACCTTCATAAACTTACCTCCTTTTTAAGACAGCCATTTTCTATATTTCCTATCTTGTTTACGTTTACTCTTCCTTATTCGATTGTATATAAAGTTCTCATAATACTCAAATTGCATAGCCTTTGCATAGCAATATAGCCATGTTGCAAAAAAGGTTGAAATCACTATTATACTTACTATAGTTTTGACATGATGTAAGCCGTATTCGTCATAGAAATGTACCATAATTGGTGTTGTCAGAACAGTGACACAGAAAGAGATAATACTAGCAATCGCTGATGTTGTCATTCGTGTTTTACACCATTGTTTAGAATACTTCGCCACTTTAATTTCTTTCATTAATGTTTCCTCATTAATCCCTTTGCTTCCAACAGAGCAATCTGAGCATTTAAAAGTTCAACTTTTTGTTCCAAGGACGAAATGTATTTCTGTAAATAATTAATTCTGCCTAGACAATGTTCATAATCTGCATTGATACAATAAACCTCTTGGCTCAAATCATTTAAAGAATAAAACCCCGCTTGATCATCATAATGTTCTGGTAGATCGATAGCATCTTCGGGAATAGGTCTGCCATTTTTTACTGCATCTTCAATAGCTTTGTAGTATGCCATTGTTTATTCCACCTTTCACTTTGTCTTTTGCCTGTTCAGAAGGAATGTATCATTTGTAATATTCCCTACCCTTTTGAAAATGGTTGTATATTGCAGACTGCAAATAATGATTTATCTCGGATATAAAAATGTCCGTAGTTATTCTATCGTTTATTTTATATTTATCCCTAATAACTGTCCATAATGGCAAGTCAGAATAATCAAACTTATGGGTACTTACATAATAAACATCAATAATATAATCTATAATTTCTTTGTAGGGTATAATAGCATTCGTAACTTGTAATTCATCTATCGGTGTCAAACCATATCCAATATTGTAATCATAGTAAACAATTGGTATGGCATTTATATATTGCCATACAACAAAGTCTTCATTAAAAGCACATATGCTACTTGTTGTTAAATTAACCTGAGTAGTCCAAAGCAATCCTTGTAGTTCCCAATTAGTTATAGGCTTGTTTACTTCTATACATCTATTAATAATATATTTAGCTAATTCCTTAACATTAAATATTGTGGGTGTTTTACTTATCACTTATAATACCTCCGTTATAAAGTATTCATATATAGGTATGTTTATATCCATTACATAAATTATAGTTAGTGTACAAAACAATACTAAACCAATAAAGCTTATTGCCAGCACTATCTCCATTGCAGTTAATAAGATGTTATCTATATGCTCTTTAAATTTAATTATTCTATTCATCTGTTCGTAATCCCAAATCATCAAGTGTTACAGGTGTATAGTTGTGGAGCATACAGCCTACATTAGCACACTTATAAGGAAAACCTCTATCTTGCATTAATTTTGTATATACTGAAAAAGGTCTGCTATCTCTAACATCATGAATATGCCCATACAAATGAATATAACCGTAGTCAGCATTTATCCAATGTGCTATAGGATAATGACAAAGTACAACGTGTTCTTTGCCATCCTTAATAACGGCATAATCTTTAATCCAGACAAAATGCTTTTCCATTTCCCTATTCACCCGATCATGATTACCCTTGATTAAATATTTGAAACCATTTAATCTCGGAAGAACTATTGGTATTTCTGCGTTATTCCAAAACATATCTCCCAGAACATACACGCTGTCATTTTTGCTGACAACACTATTCCAATTTGAGATGATAGTTTCGGTCATTTCTTCAAGACTGAAAAACGGTCTATTATCAAATGCGAGTATATTTTTATGACCTAAATGTAGGTCAGAAATATAAAATTTCTTAGGCGTTGACATTTACTGCTCCTTTCAAATAAACTAAATTAGCTATGAATATCTAAAATTGTAGCAAACATACCTTTGCTTTTCTTTTTTATTTCAGCGAGTTTTCTGTCAAAATCTTCGTCTTTTAAAAATGTGTGTCCGTTCCAAGTTTCACGAGCTATAACATTTTCATCAGAGTCTATACAAATAAAACAATCTATTTCGTCAAAATTAATTAAATCATCTATTCTTGCTCCGTTCACATATGTTATTTTCGTTGTAGGGTGGCAGTTGTCAATCTTTAATTTCAGTTTTCTAGTGTACCTACCGCCAATTTCCCACCAATCATATGTGAATATAGGAAAAGAAATTACTTCGCCACTTTTATCACATTCCAAGTTCTCTTCATCATAAGGTTTTAAAATTTCTGAAATCCTACTTTCAGAAGGCATTTCTTTAGTGATTAGAAGTAAACAATAGTGCATAAATATATCCTTTCTTTTGTATTAATAGTTTGTAATTAAGACTTCTATATCTTTTGTTTTGTCTTTTTTCTGATAATTACAATTCCCGTAAGTGGTGTTTAAATAGTGAATTTTATAGCCATGCTCTTCTGCCCAGGCCTTTAACGTTAAGTTTGTCTTTAGATTGTTTGACAATGCCCATTTTACATTTGAAGTCACAAGCATATCTCTCAAATCTTCCTCATCGGCTTTAGCCCAACCGCCATTTTCATTATAGGTTGCCGTGGAATTAAAGTACGGGGGATCGCAATATAGAAAATCATTCTCACCAAATGCTACACCGATGAACTCACGAAAATCAGCATTGGTAAACTTACAATCTTTATTGCTGATTGCTTCCGAAAATTCTATGAATCTTTCTCTTAATGTAGGGTTAAAGCTACTTCTGTCTTTTCCAAATGGCATGTTAAATTCGCCTTTTGAATTAAAACGAATTTGGTTGTTAAAGGCGTAGCAAATTAGCACATATAAAACAACGGGCTGTTTAAATTCCGATTCATTAAAATGGTTGCGGAGTTTCAAATACCCTTCCCTATTAGTCTTTGACAAATCATATTGCTCAACTATCTTATCTATTTCACTAAGAATTTTGTCGGTCTTATATCTATGTATGTATTCAAGTATTTGCACTACAGGCAAATTTAAGTCATTATAAACAACCTCTTTTGCAGAAACATTAATTCCAACATTAAAGCCGCCACCAAATAAATCAATAAAAGTATTAATGTTTTTCGGAAACAATGGCAGTATCTGCGATAAGAGCTTGTATTTGCCGCCCACATAATTGAGCGGCGATTTTATATATTTTTGTTTATCCATAATACCACCTAGAAGTAATTTGTTTTAACTTTTCTTTATCGGCTTTTAACAATTCTGGATTGTCATAAATATTTCCAACCACTTCTGATATCATTTGGTTTTCATAACACGTTTCCAAATGTAGAGCAGCGAGCTTTATTGTGTTATAATATAGACTTATTTCACCAACTGGGATGCCAACATCGAACAATTTCCATGTAAGCTCTTCAAAGTCCCATCGCACTTCCATAAGTCTATCTTGAAGAACATTAATAATATCGCCCTCATAAATTTTGCCGTTCTCATCATTAAAATTTGTATATTGACAGACTGTCTCAGGAATAACTTCAAACTCTACCAAGCTATCCAAATTGGAGCCAGAGCGAAAGTTCTGAATAATAAAATGCTGGGATGTGTGGGAATCTTTTGATTTACAGACATAATATCCCTCGACCCATTCACCATTGTCGGTGCGTTTCCCACGAAACAATATCTCACGCATTGTTATCACCGTCCATTCTAGCTCCGCAGTTAGGGCAGTACTTCGTTGCGATGAACGCCCCAATGTAATGAAAATCATCATCACATATGGAACAGTGATAGCATTGTATTCTACTATTTTCGTCTGGATCTCTTTCAGGTATCCAATATCCATGCTTGACTTCCTGCACATCAAAATGGTTTTCAGTTATTTTGCTATTAGAATAAACAAAAATAGGCATATTATTATCGTGGTAACATTTGATATTTCCATAGAACATCGCTCCACAATCAATATCAACACAAGTATTTTCCTTATAAGTTTTCCAGATATTCTGTTTTAGTAGTTTTATTTTTGTACACCATTCCAAATAATTTCTTTTTTCACATTCGTGCATAAATTTATCATAATTGTCCTGTGTCCTCAGATTTACTGCAAATTCACCATTGAGAAAACCATTCCAATTAAAATCTTTCATGTATTTGACATCGCTATGTTTTGTCATTTTCATTCTCCTTGAAAAACTCTCTCGGCTCAAACCATTTATCTTTAATGATATTTCCTATTCCGACAACTAATCTATCTTCCTGTTTTACCCTAACATAATGACCTTTTATATCTTCCCATTTTGAAACGCCCACAACATCCATAATTCTTGTAAGTGCCTCAAGCCCCTTTTCAGAACCTTTAAACGATGTTCCGTTGAAAAAAGCTAGGTTATAACCACCAAAACAAGTTCCCCAGCCTGAACCTTTAAGAACTATAGAAAAGGTAAGACAACAGTGATCGTCTATTCCCAATGACACATCAGTTATTTTGGCGTTTTCATAAATGTTTTCTACAGGTGTGAATTTATCCTTCAAGTAGTACAATGCGTTCTTTTTAGTTATCTGTGTACAAGTCTTGTTAAACAATGGGCAACCTTTACAGTTGTGCTTTACACAGTTTTCAAGTATTTCTATCAGTTGTTCTTTCATTAATTCCATACTTATCTCCTCTTTCCATAAATAAAACTAAATTTTTATTCTCTATATGTAAAAAGTTTTTCAACTACCTTGAATTGATTATTTTTATTTCTATCCAATGTTCGAGTAAATGGTCTTTCCCATACACAAACGAAGTCGTCTGGTGCTTCAAGCTCAGATATAAAAACCTGATTGTCTTTTCCAATCTGTCTCATGTAACTCCAAAATTCTTCCGAATTAAATTTTCCAGACGTATAACCCGTTGTATTAATGTATGGAGGATCGGCATATACAACCGAACCTGTGGGAATAACCACATCTTTATAATCATTACAAGTGAATGTGGCGTTCTGCAAATTAGCAAAGTCCTTTAATATGCTACGTTTGCTTTGTGCCGCATAATTAGTACCCGTTTTGTTGCGGGCATAACCACCGAAGAATTTGCCGCCGAAGGAACATCCAAACCCCACAAACCCCGTTAATGCTGGGTTATCGTCTTTGTGTTCTCTTATTGATTTATAAGCCTGCTCGGAAATAACTTCTGGCAATTCGTATCCATCCTGCAACGCCTGCCATAGTGCAACCAAATATTTATGATTGTCATTACAAATGACACTTTTGAAATGCGGTGCCAACTTCGACTCGACCGCACAACTTCCACAAAACAAGCTAATTAAGCGCCCGTTACTCTCTCTCTCTCTCTCTCTCTCTCGATTGCTAACGCAATCGAGGCTGCTATTCGGCTCTTTCCACCTTGATATCTCATCGATTATTACCTCCGAAATTTGCTTTGAAATTCGTGATTTTCCACCTAAGTATTGAATTGCAATCACCTCAAAAAAATAGCGCACCATTAAGGTACGCTATCATTACTTTATAGGTTGCTTCACAACATCACAGATATCTTGAAGCTTTTCTTTTTCATTTTTACTCTTATCATTAATTATATCATATACAACTTGACATATTGTTTTCACGCCTATACCTATTCCAATCTGGCGTGCTCGTTTGAGTTGTGTTGTATATGCCTCAATTATTTTGTCCTGCTCTTTTCTTTTCATATTTGTCCTTTTTATGTAACGGGGCTGAGCCCCGTCTTATCATTCATTACATCCGTCATCGTCGAAGTCGTCATAATCTTCGTCATATTCCTCGTCGTCAAATGGTTCCTGTTCGTCACTAACCTCGCCACATCCAACAAAATTGTTTGGTAAAGGCACATTAGAGTCTTCCAATGGAAGTTTTAATGTCTTCAACTTTTCGATCATTTCATCGACAACCTTGTTATATTTCGCCCTTTCTTCACAAGTACGGAGACATATATCCCCTTTATTCTGACAAGGTGTGATTGAATCGAATTGGCATTTCTTTAAATTCATTGCGCAATTCCTCCTTAAATAGAATTATTTTATTAGGTTTTTCAAATAGTATTGAAAAGTCCCTAATATGTAAATTGGTGTATAACGTTTATCTGGCATGAATACAATTTGCAACCCATACCTATGATTAAAACTATGCAATGATCCGAGATAACTTTTTGAATTATATTCAGACCTATAATTGCTATTCACCAAATCAAAGTAATTGGCATTCTCTATAAAAAGATATTTTGTCTTCGCCTTTGAGATTGCGAATTCTTCTTCAAAGCGCTTTCGCTCTTTTGTAAAATTAATCGCCAGCTCATCCAAGCTTGCTTTGCGTTCTACATAAATCTGATTATCAAAATATAAATCTCTTGGTATAGCCAACTCTTGATTAGCCTTTATATAAAAGCTATAATCTCCGCAACTTAAAGCACGTCTCTCATATGCAATTTTATGCTTGTCAAAATACTCGGTTATATGATCGTTCTTTTTTTCTCTTGTATCTATAAGAACGACCATCATTTTCAAAAGTTCTTTTGCCTCTATATCATTGAATTTATAATCTTCAATAAGCGTCTAAATCACCACCTTTTTATATGAATTAATCCACCACTCCACGGTGCCTGGAATGGCTATATACTTGCCGTCATCAAATCGAGTTTTATTTTTCTTTTCAAATCTATCAATTTTAATTAAATCCTTTTCGGCAATTTTGTTGTATTCAAAGATTTTCTTCTTTAGTTTTGCCTGTGTAGTCTGCCCTTTAGAAAGCGAATACATTGTAACCAGCGGTGAATAACGTGTATTTATATCTAAAATATAAACCACCTTATCTAGCTTTGGATTTACATAGTCAACATATCCCAAAAGTTCATACTCGGTATCTATCCTCTCTTTGAGTGTAAACTCACATGGAGTGACAAAATCTGCGGTCTCAATTATAAACTTATTTATGTCTACATTTGAAAACTGCTTTGCCGTTTCCTTGCCTGCACATGCACTTGCAACTTTTAATTGCTGTTCATTTATCTCTGCCTTTTTTAGCGTACTTCGTTTTCTTAAAGAGTAATAATACTCGCAGGTCGCAAGTAGTTTCCCTACTTCTCCAAATTCTTTAAAGTAGTCAAGCTTAATTAATATGTCGATAGCGCCTCTTCCAATTTTCAATTCGTATAGGTCAACAAGAAGCTCGGCAAAGTTGACATACTTTTTATCTTTAAGAGTGTACAAGTTGTCGCCAATACCTTGACCTAATCCTTTAACCGACATTAACCCTTTATAAATTGAATTTGTATCACGGTCGCAGAAATATTTATCTTTTGACTTTCTAAATTTTATGCCGCAGAGCTTAATACCTCTCTTGCGCACGCAGTTTGTTATTGATATTGTCTTTTCAATATCGTCGTCGAATGCGTTGAGTTCCGCTGTTAGAAATTCTAACGGATAATAATGCCGCAGATATCCGCAAATATAACCTATCCATGAATATGGTTTTGCATGGTTTTCAGAGAAAAGATATTCCGAAGCATCCTTAATAACTTGTAGAAAGTTTACGATAAGTTCCTCACTCATTTCTTCGGTGGTGTTATATTTTTCTTTCATGGTTTTTATGAAGCCTGCTTTGATGTCTGGAATAAACTTTTCAGTACCTGTTTTCTTTGCAAAACCACGTCGAACAATATCGGCTTGACCCATTGAATAACCGCAAAATCTGTGAAGAAACTCTATAACTTGCTCTTGATAAACTAAAAATCCAAGCGTTGGTTTTAACATTTCATTCAAGGCTTCATGACCATTATCGTGAAACACACCTTTAGCTAAATCATTTCTATATGATGCACCCGCTGGTCTAATGGCTCCATTGCCGACAGAAAGTAAATCTATATACGTCATATTTGGGTTTACTTCTTTAATCCGCTTAATTGTTTCATCGCTAAAAAGTTGTTTTAAATACCTAGAAGCCGACTCGGATTCCCATTGGAATATACAAGTTGTATCATCCCTAATATCTTTCCAAACCTCTATGTCGTCTGGTGTATTGTTAGGATTTAATCTTTCAATTTGTGCCAAATCACAAGCTTCATTAATCGCACCAACATTGTCAAGTCTAAGTAAATCAAGCTTAACAAAATTCAGCGACTCGACTTCTTTCATATTAATCTGTGATATAGGATACTCATCAGTGCTACTTGTAAAAGTTCCAAACCAATCATTAAGTGGAAACGGCGAAACCACAACACCTGCTGGATGATTTCCCACGGATACTATAGTACCGCTAATTGACTCCGCCCACCTAAACAACTCTGGATATTCTTCTTTTAGTTTTTCGTAATCAGTATCAAGTCTTTTGCATATGTCAGCCACTGTATCAAGAGGTATTTCTAAAGCACGACCAACATCACGAATTGCACCTTTTAAAGCCACGGTGTTAAAAGTAATTATATCACAACAGAATAATTTTTCTTTGTTGTAGAGGTAATCCTTTACCTTTGGAATATCTTTCTCATAAAAGTCTGTGTCGATATCAGCCAAAGAAACACGTTCGACATTCATAAACCTTGAGAAGTTTAAATGCTCCTTTATACTATCAATATCGGTAATGTGTAAACAATACGCAACGATACTTCCTGAGACGCTGCCTCTTGCGGGGCCATAACCGATGCCGATTTCACGACAATGACGTTTGTAGTCTTCGTCAAGCAACATAAAATCTATCGCATTATTATGTTTGAATGTTTCAATTTCTTCCTTAATTCTTTGAATGTACTCATCATAGTTGTCATATTTATCAATACCACGTTCTTTGATGCCCTGATAAATTTTTTGTTTAAAAACCTTTTCGGGATCGTCATATAAATCTGGATACTTATATCCCTTATCAAGAGTGAACGGTTCAATCATAGCGGAGAGAACATTGGTATTTTCAATGGCTTCAAGATAAACATTCGGAGGTAAAGCACCCTGTTTTTCATAAGCCGCACATAACTCGTCGTATGATTTAAAAACGAGGTCACACTGGTCTTCACTTTCAAAATGCACTTTTTTAGCCTTTTGCAATATGGCTCTACTTGCCGCATGCTCCTCATCAATACTGTGAGTATCAGTTCCCGCAATGAGCGGAACGCCAATTGTTTTAGACAAAAACGCAAGTTCAACGTTGTAGTCGCATTGTTCAGCAAATGGATGATGCTGTATTTCCAAAAAGCAACGGTTTTTATTATTCTTTAGAAACCCGATAAATCTATCACGCAAGTCTTCATTAGTACCATGTAGAATACCACCAAGGCAAGCCGAAGTTACAATAATGTTGTCGCTCGTATTAATAAGCTCGTCCATTGTGATTCTTGGTTTAGAATAAAAGTGTCCGTCCTTTCTATTAAAGGAACTGGACACCAAAGCGTTTAATTCATTTTTGCCATCAAAATTCTTAGCAATAAGAATAACATGATAATTGTCGTTAATTTTTTCTTCAATGCCTGCGGTAAGATAACATTCACAACCGTGGATATATTTCATGCCCGCTTCTTCAATTGAATTCTTTTTATGAACCCATTCAAAAACCGAGCCGTGTTCTGCAAATCCAAAAGCTTTCATGCCAAGTTCTTTCGCCCGATTTACATAATCAATATACTTTGTTGTGCTGTCAATATTTGTTACGCCATTTGATAAATCAGAGTGAACATGAAACGGGGTATAATTCTTCAGAATAATTCCTCCTCATCAATCGTATAGCAAATGTTTCTAAAGCGACATAAATTGTTACAATAAAAATATTGTTCGTTCTTTTGAAATTTATCGGTATCATAAATATTATCTATAACATTCATAGCCCATTCACAAGACTCTTCATAGTCTTCTTTATTAAAATCTATGATATGTAAATCACCGCTTCGTATAAAGTTCCAACCGATCTTATCTGGATAACGATTGTATAACTTTTTTATCCCCATGCAATAAATGTATAGCTGCTTTTTGTAAAAGTCATAATCCTTAATTTTGGCTTTCTTGATACTGCCATTTTTGTTTAGAGGACTTTCGGCAGTCTTATGGTCAAGAACAACCAGTCGGTCATCGTTGTCGATATATACGAGGTCGATAAAGCCTATAAATTTTTTGCCATGAAAATCACAATCAATCTTTTTTTCAACGCCAACGACACGTTTTATAGGGAACATTTGTTTGCTGAAATTAGAAAAGTATAAAATACCGATTTGATGCAGTTTTTCGGCTCTTTCCTCATCTCGTGAGCCGTTTAGTAAAACGGATTTGCGGAAAAGTACCTCAAACTGATTTTTCATATTTTCAACAGAACACTTACCTGTAAAGAAGTTTTCAAGGACTTTGTGACAAACTGTACCAAATTGTCCATAAATATTCTCAATACCTTCTTCGGCGTCAAGATATTTTAATCTCCACTCAAATGGGCATTGAGTGAATGTTTTTAAATTGCTAAAACTCCAGTTTAAATCATCAAGAATAAAATCATAACCGTTCAATCAATCACCCTTTCTCTACTGTTATATAGTTCTTCCCATACTTGCAAGCCATTGTCTATCGGCGATTTCTTTTCACTAGGATCGCCAAGCAAATTTTTTGTGTCATTGATATAATAAAGATTAGTAAATCGTGACAGCAACTTCATGTTGTCATTATAATAATCCTCAAGTTTTTTATCTTTATCAAAAGCAATAACCACATCACAATGAAATCCTAATATCAATTTGATCTGTTCGTATGTTAATGCCGAAGTTTCGGCGGCGACCTGATTTCGCATTCCTAGTTGAAATGCTTTCATACAGGATTTGATACCCTCAAATATAATCATTTCGCCTTTTTCTTTCACATATTTTTGAGCTTTGTTTAATTCCTGCAAGTAGTCCATACAACCAACTTTATAGTAATTAATGTACTTCGGAATATCTAATTTCTTATATTCCTCATAAATTGTGCGACCTTTTACGTTTATGAGGTTGCCGTTCAAATCGTATACTGGATAAACAATCCTATCGCGCAATGTATCGTATCGAATGTTATACGCATCAATTGTTTTTGAATTTATACCCTCTTCCTCCCATAGTTTAATTGGGCGTTTATCGTACCGATTATAAACGCCCATATCAAGTATAGGATGAACAAATGGTTTCGCATGTTTGATTGGTTTGTATTCTTTAAATACTTTAATTGTATCAGAGACTTGTTGTCTCACAACAGAAATATTACCAAAGTCGGCTGCCATGTCTACTGCGGTTTGATATGAAGCCTTATGAAACATTTGAATAAAGTCGATAAGATCGCCAGTGGCATCGCAACCGAAACAGTGATAACGGTTTTTAGTTGTGTCAATTTTAAACGAAGGCGTCTTTTCATCATGAAAAGGGCATAGTCCCACAAGCGTTGTACCGACTTGCTTAAGATCTATATATTGTTTTATATAATCCTCTATCCGTATATTTGACTTTATATTTGCAATAGTTTCAGGACTTATATCTTTCTTCATAATTTCCTCTATTAAAACGGTTCTATAGCTGTGGCATGCTGCTTTTCTGTTTCGTCTATACGCATCTTTGAACCGTCAAACACAAAGTCTATGTATTCGCTGTCGTCCATTTGCTCGCCAAGTCTGTTTAAAGATATGTTGAGTCTGTAGTTTCCACACTCTTCACCATCCATGATAATTTCATCACTTGTTTTATTACGCCATGACATACTTACCGAAGCGTATCTTTCAAGCTTATCAGAATCGGCAACTTGGTTCTGCCTATTTAACTGACAGGCCGCAAGAACGGCTAACTCCAAAACTCCTGCAACTTCATTTTTTAAGAAATCACAACGACCGCCTAGTTCGTTATACAGTGCTGACGAGTCAAGTGTGTTGCCTTTCATATAATCAAAAATTACAAATTGTAAGCCAATTTTATATTTAAGGATATTACATATTGCATAGATTTCTTCATTGGTAAACTGCGGATTATAAATATGTACAAATGGCTGTTCCTGTATCCAAGATTTTGCCTCTTCTATCTTGGCACTTTCCTCTTCATTGTAAAGCCCACTTTTAACTTTCTTTAATTCTACACCTGAAATGTTAGCTATCATTCGTTCTAGGAATAGTCTGTCTGCCATCTCCGTATCAAAATACACAGTTGGGATTCCCATTCTTAACTTGTGAATTGCCTCATTCATCATAAAACAACTTTTGCCCATTTTCATTCTCGCCTTTAGCAAAACCAATTCCGTTGTCTCATAGGTGAAATAATTATTGATAGTAGGAAATTTTGACGGCAATCCGAACATACCATTGTCTGTACGTCTTTGGAGCACCTCATCCCACAATTCTCCAATCTTATCACCAAAGATTTCAACCGAGTTTGTTGCCAAAAACTTCTCAGTAATATCGCCGATGGACTTATATACCTTATTATTAAGTTGTTCTAAGTCTATTTCGTCATTGTAACATTCCCCAGATAATTTAGATAACAGTCCGTGAAGTTCACGTTTAAAGGCAAACTCCATTACTTTATTAACAAGCATATTGTATTCCGAAGAAGACGATCGTGATATTGTAGAACTCAGTTCAATAAATTCTTGCATATCTTTTACGTTAAATTTTTCGGTCATACGTTTAACTGCCTGATTGGTATTAATCATACTCTCAATATTAAAGGCATCTATCTTGTCAATACCCTTTTTATAAAGCTCCTGAATAGCCCAATAAATACATCCGTTTTCTTTATTGTAAAAATGATTTGGCTTCAAATGGTCGCTTTGCATAATAAATTCGGGGTGATGTACAAGTGTGGCAACAATACCACTTTCTGCTTCTTTGTCATAAAGAGCTGTTCTAATACTGCATACCCCCTTTACTTAAGAATTTTATTAAAGCCTTTTTTATTTGGCGGCTTTGATTTAAAGGTGGTAGATGATGTCGAGATATTATCATAAGGCAATTTTATAGAAACAGAATTTTTCTCATCTTTATATCTATCATACGCTTCCTTGAATCTTCTGTCGTTAATCAGATAGTGTAAACCATAAGGTGATTTTATATTCTTTATTTTCATCTTGAGGTTATATTGTAAAGCAAATAATAGATATCCGCTGTCAACGTTCTTATCAAATACTATATTATTAATTGCCCCACGCAACTGTTTGACAACAACAGAGGGATCTATTATTTCAATATAGAGCTTAATAATTTTGTTTATATTTTCTCGTTCGGCAAAACATTCTCTATGATAATATAGCCCTTTGCTCAATATCATTTTGTTGGCTGGAAGTTTTTTATCTGCAAATTTACAGTGAGCATATCTGCAACAATAAACTTTCTCTTTCATTATTTTTCAACACCAGATTCAAGTAAATACGTTGCCTCTAAATCGGCTTCATGTAATGCTACGACAATAGGGTAATATTCCATAGCTTTACCCAGAGCATTATAGTTTTCTTTTGGTTCCGAAAAACCCATATGCCAACGTATTGCATATTTTTCTTCCGCTGTCAACTTCATAAACTCCATAATCATCATTACCGACTTTTCACCGTGTCCATAAGGGTTCTTGTCGTCGATAATATAAAACGGATATTTCTCCCATACACCATCTTCATTTTTACGGTTGCGCATTTCAACAGCATAGAAATTCGCCTTACAAATATCGTGGAGCAAGGATACAATAATTATAGTATCTTCTCTCGATAGCGTAGATTTCCAAGTCTCTGTTTGGCTTTTTGTCTCCAACATTTTGTATACATTCATAGAATGCTGTAGCAGACCGCCTGGGCACGAGGAATGAAATCTTGTGCTTGCAGGCGCAGAAAAGAAATCTGTCTTGAGTTTAAGATAAGCGATCAGTTTATCTATTCCCTCTCTATGGGTCGATAAAAGCAAACTTTCAAACTCTTGTGCAAGCTCATTATTTATTATTTCTGCCATTTTATTACCTCCTAAAAAAGAAATCAGGTAGTCTAAATTAATAGACTACCTGTAGTAATGATTATTTGATTAGAATGGGAGGTCGTCCTCATCGATCTCTTGTGGCTTATCAGCCTGCTTAGATTTATTGACAGTCTTGTCGGTAGTGTTATTGTTATTACTCTTCGTTCCGTGTTCTAAAATGTCGAAATCAAAAGCTGTAATCTGCATCCACCATTTTGAATTGCCTTCCTTATCTTTATAGGAACGATTAGTAAGCTTTGCCTTATTGATATGAATTCTCTGACGGTCTTTTAACTGCTTTGCTTTTTCAAGAGCACCACCAAGAAAAACAATGTTCCATGACGAGTTTATGTAATCACCATTCTGGTTTTTCTCGGAAGTCGAGTATCTTGCCCTAACTACCTTTTCTTCAACTTTTGGCTCGAAAACTGTTCCATAAGATTCTGTAATAAAAATCATTTGCTAACACTCCTTTATAAAATGTGTTTATTTATAGACAAATGTGTAATATTATACACATTGTTCTAACCAATAAATTTTATTAAATTTCCAAAGTAATCTGCATTTTCGTGCATTTACTTTCTTGCAATGTTTAGTTTTTGATTGAAAATTTAAAACCAATTGTTCTGGATATAAAGCAGTAACGTATCCTGTATGAGTTTCTCCGTTTTTATATGTATAAGAAACTAAATCTCTATGCCTAATTCCTAACAAATTATTAGTTTTCGCCTTTGATTTCCTTCTCATTGGTTTAATAATCCATTCTTTCACATCACAATTATCAGGAATACAATCTGTAACACATATGGCATCATTGCCGTGGGATTTTTCCATATTCCATTCAATACGTTTATTAGCAGTTTCACCGCCATTGGTCAGATGTAATGAACCCAATTCAGAAATCTTTTCTCTTAAATAAGTTTTCCCCTGCATCACATGCATCGCATAATCAAATCTTTTTGGTTTAGATTTAATCATATTAAAATACCTGTCTTCAAAATCCCGTTCCCTACCTTCTGTTTTCTGATGGCAGCCAGAGCAAAGTGTAATCAGATTTCCAATGGTATCTGCTCCACCATATTTTCTTGCCCTGATATGGTGTACTTCTAATACACAATTGGATTTTCCTCATTCTTGACATCTGCATTCATCTCTCAGGATAGTCGCTTTTCTTAAATTTTCATCCAAACGGTTAGATTTCTGATACTGCCATCTATAAGGTTTATAATCATCTGTCAATGCACGAATATCTATGCAAACATCTTCAAGATGATATTCCTGAATATTAACCCACTTATTAAGCTGATATAATACCCTTAAAATAGCGTCTTTCTTTTGTTTGATACTTGGCGCTAATCTACAAGTTCTTTTAGAAGATGAACGGTTATTAAATCTGGCTTGCCTGTATCTTTTATGATAACGATGATAACGTCTATGTCCACGTCTTACATCCATGAGATGCTTTACATTCTGGCGTTGCTCAATTGTTCCTTTAAAAACCACTTTGTTTTTGGTAGGACATTTCTGAACAATGGCGAGACCAACATGAGCGGAGCCGTCATCTATGCCGCAAACTATATGACTTTCATCGTCTTCATCAGATTTAACTTCTTTTTCTAATTGTATCACCATAGGATATTTGCTTTTTAATTTAGCTCTGCTCTTTCTGACCAGATACCAGCCCTTATTCACTTTTGTCGGTGTTAATGGCCGATTGTTTTTATCAACCACAAAACAATATTCAATTCTATTTTCCATCTCTGGATACCTTCCTTTCGGAGTAATTTTCGTCTTGCCAATGTCGGAGAGGGTATATGTGTTTCTCTGTTATCTATGCAGGACATTAGCATAGTTTCTTGATTGGCACTCACAGAGCTTCAGACTGACGAGCACATCTGAAGGTGTGTCTTTAACCTTTTCTCTAACGCAGTTCGTATCTGCAACATATCTTTCGATAACAGCAGTCACTGAGGCTTGAAACCTGTTGCTAAGCAAGTGTGAACAAGAAATGTAATCATACATTTGTCCACTTATTTACACTTTTGTCTATAAAATAAACCGCTTAACAATTAGTCCTTTTAAGTTTTTCAAGTTCGTTATGTAAAGCCTCAGACTCTTCTATTGATTTTATGTGATTTGGATTACCTGAAGCAATAAACTTTCTAACCGTATCACCGACCATGGTTTTTAATTCGCCGCTCTGCTTGCTGATATTGCATGCAAGCTCAAAGTTTGCTCGGTTCATATCGTTAAGCTGGTTTGTAGCTTCTGGCAAATCCTCACCCTCATATAGATAAAGTCCAAGTCCATGTCTACCACAAGCCTTAGTAATAGAACGTTGTACAGCCTTATTTGCATCTGTAGATTTAATATTCTCAGCCTCTATCGCTTTGTTTCTATGATCCATAATAGGAAGTCTTTCGATTGCCTCAATTCCGTTAATTGTTACGCCTGTTTTTACCCAGCCCGTTTTACCGTCATCGAACCAAAATCTGCCGTCAGGATTTTCATATACGCAATATGTAGCATCGGGAAATTTCTTTTTAACCTCTGCCCAAGCACTTGCCCATGACAAATACGAAAGACCGTTCTTATCTGAAACTTTACTAGACACGTCAATGTCATATAAAGTCTTAAAATAATTAGTCTTTCTTACGGGCCTTTTCTCAGCCGGCACCGGTGTTTCAACTTTTACTATTTCATCACTCAATATCGTTCTCTTCCTTTCGTTTTAGTTTCCATAAGGGGTGCAAAATTTCTTTTTGCACAAAATAAAAAAGCGACGCAAACCACGTTAATTCACGGTTTACATCGCTATTTTGTTATGTTTGTTGTGTGACATTTTATTTTTTACCTATGAATATCTTCTTCCATTGTAGATAGGCATTATAGATAATTTTGGGCGTCCCAATTTTGAAATTAAATTCTTCTTCAAACAGTGCTTTTAATTGGCTATTTTTGAGAAATTTCATACTCTGAACATTCTGCTCATACTGCCAAAACTTATAAAATAGAGCCGAACGTTTTAGACTTAGCACACTGAAATCTTTTTGAATTATATAATTACAATGACTGCTGAGATTCGGATATGATAACTTCTTGCAAGACTTCATAACGAAACTATCATCTACCCTATCATCACCTGGTTTTGGACGTCCAACATTTTTTCTTTTAATAAGATATTTTGAAGAACAAATATCGTAAACAAAATTGTTCTGCAATACCCGCTTATCTTGAAAACTTAATTCACATAACTCAAAAAAGCTCTCTGGATATTCATTAAAAGCAATCCCGTCAACGTAAATAACTTTGTTTTTTACATCAACATTTGCAACTTCAATGATTGGAATATATTCTTCTGGCATGCCTAAATAAATTAGCAGTACGACAAGCATCTCATAAATATACGTTTCTTTAATGTAACTGTCTGACATTAAATATTCATATAGGTCTTCATAGCTTGCAAAAAATTTTTCAAAAAACTTTTGTTCAACATCCATCATATTATAACGGATTGATATAAATTCATCCATATAAGGATAATCCATAAACGTCAAATAGAGTTTTAGCAATCCTTTCATATTACGAAAGCCGTCATAGCTGTTAATACAACTATTTAATACAAATTTAATCTGATTGACGTTCATTCTCGAAATGTCTTTTTTATATTCCTTTTCTAATGAAGACATTTTGGAAAAGCTGTAGGCATAGTTCTTTAGCAAAGCTTCTGAGCCTGTGTCCTCTACAATTTTATTCAAGAATTTGATTTTTGGTTTTGGATTAAAAAAATTTTGATTTGCATAATCTTCAAAACCATTATCAAATGTCCAATGATTTTGATTGTTAGACATACATAACACCCCTTTACACTCTCATTTATTATATCATATATCTTATACGCTGTCAACTTTACAATTGTCCATCGTCTAATTTGAAATTTTCCTAAAAAGATCTGTGTTATGTACGCCAGCCTGAAACGCCTTTATCACTATGGGCGTTGCGTACACCATAGCCGTAGCTATTTTGTCAAGTTGCTCGTCATTAAATGTACCGAGCTTTTTTAATATTTGCCACTTGTTAATAACCCATTTACTCTCAGCCTCTACGGTAGAATCACGTTTTAAGCCCTCGACCTCGGAGGCTTTGAAAGTAACATGAGTTGGAAGCTCTGAATTATTGCGCTTAGTTGTCAAAGGTAAAACCTCAACCATAGGACTTACCGCATTACCCACATTATTTGATACTATAACTGCGGGTCTCTTACCACCTTGCTGATGTCCAATATTATTTGATAAATCAACAAGCACTAAATCCCCAGTGTAGTATGCTTCATATTTTGACAATACAATTCTCCTTTCTATTAATATTATGTAATGTGAATAATGCAAAAAAATTGATTACATACGCACCCCTGGAAGTAGACGTGCAATTATGTTCAACTTTTCTCTTGGTGTAAATTCAACAAACAACGCATTATCATCGTTTTCTTGGCAATTAAAAATATCGTCATATAGCGTATTGAAATACCAATCTTCAAGCTCGTTACCATAAAGCTCGAATTCAAATATGGTCTTGTCAATAACCAAATGACTACCCTTTACAGGGACGATAAACATCGCCCCCGTAATATCGTCGCAGTCACCATTAATTGTCTTATATAACCCTTTAATCTCGCAATATCTTTTATAGTCCGATCTATCAAAATCTATTGTAAAAATAATAAAGGTATGATTATTATTCACAACGATTCTAACGTTATTCATATAAATCCCGTTAAGACTCATTTCCGTGTTCTTTATTTTCATTAATTCCCCTTCTTTTTTGCGGTTTCAAAGTAGTTGGAAAATTATAACCAACTATATACCCCTCTTTGTCAAAAATATAATCGTCAAGTTTGAACAGCGAACCACTTGCCGACATCCAAGCATAACCTTCTTTATATGACGAAACCAATCAATCAGCTCAAGTTGCCTGTCAAGGTTATAAGGCTTGGTTGGTTTCGGCGGAAGCTTTCTGGCAAGCTCGGCTTTTTCGTGAGCTTTTACAATGCCGTAAATTATCCAGCAACCTATAAGCATGAATAAATCAAACATCTGCGTTCACCTTATTTAAGGTTATATTCGCATTCATCAACTATATGCTGAAATAAATCACGCATAGTTTCAAGCTTTTCAAGCCCTTCACTCCACTTATCATACTTTGCCGAGCATTCATTCTCGGGTTCATTGTCCATATAAAGTTCGATTTGTTCCTCAAACTTTTCAACTACAGCTTGTGCTTCTTCCATTATGCTACTATAATTAATCATATCATTCTCTCCTTAATATCCTAGCCTATCTCTATCTCGTCTCGGTATATTATTATCTCTTTATAATACGTTTACATTTTTGACCTCCTTATCAACATCACAACATTAGCTTTAATCATATATTTACCCCTTTTTGCAAACAATACAGACAAAGTATATTCTAAACTTATATGGTTATTATAAGTTTAAAAGCCTTATTCTGTATGTAACTATACCACAAAATCAACTAAATTGCTACAGTTTTTTACATTTGTTCACTATTGTAAACACAACATATGTTGCAAAAGGGGGTTATTATCATGCGCATAATAATAAAAATATATGATATAAGAACTCAAAGAGGATATACGCTTCGTAAACTTGAAAAGAAGTCGGGGGTTTCATTTTCTGCTATCAATCTTATCGAGAACGGGCAACGTTCGCCAACCTTAGAAACCCTTCGACTTATTGCTGAAGCACTTAGCACATCAGTAAAAGACCTCTTTGATGAAGAAGAATAACGGTTTATTTTTCTTCTTATATATATTATATCACATTTTTATATAAAAGTTATTATGGCTCAAAGTCAAGTGGAACACCATATTTCTTATTAGCGATTAGCTTTATTTTATATTTATCTGCAAGTCTTTTTGCTTCCATATCTTCACGCTCTTTCTGCAAACGGCGTTCTTTCTTACGCTTTATATTTTTAGCCTGTTCTTTCAGCCTTCTCGCTTTTTCTTCTGTTTTTGCTTTTTGCTTTGGAAGTTTGTTTATCCAATAATCTGCCTCATTATTTACTTTGTTACTATTACCCATGGCGTATTTGGCTATGGCTGTATAGAAGCCCGTATACTGATTGGCTTCTTCTATAGGGCATGATACCGTTACTTTATCACCATTAGCAAAAGTAATTACAGTTTCCATCGCATCGTAACGTGTGTTATTATTCTTATTGATTGCCTGCACTTTAACATAAGAATAATCGCTAATCTTTGGCATACAGAATGTTGCACGGTATGGAGTATACAATTCTTCCGTCTTTTGGAGCGTATTTATCGAATTAACTGTTGGGCACATCGCATTTATCCACCTCACGTATGCACTTATTGTCGCATCATCATGCCATTTCTCGCTTGTTAGATATTCCATTTTATCAACCTCAGTCTTTCTTCCATTTTTCTTTGTAATCTTCACGACTCATATTTCCGACCAAAATACTGCACAAATCATTTAGCTTATCACAGGTGTCATAATATTTACTAACATCTATGTATAACAATCTTGCCCGAATGACCTGTAACGCAACGATAAGTTCACCCACTCCTTTCATATTAGCCGAAGGAGTGTTAATGATTTCATTCTCGAAATACTTTACCAACTTCAACTATACCACCTCACTTATGATTTAATTTGTACAGCCAGTTTTTAAACCATCTTTTGAAACGATACCACAATTTTATCAACCTCCCTGTTTCATCATATACGTCAATAATTTCAACGTCATATAATAACCTGTTGTGATCTGGCTCACGACCTGCATTAAGAATATCATCTATGCCCTCAAACCACATAAAGACTTACCTCTTTGTATCTTGCACTGTTTTAAATATTCAATCGTATTGAATAGAGCTTCAGTCATATCTGCTGTAAAACTTAATGGTGCATCTTCATCGTAAGTCCTTTCACAGCCCTCAAAACTGCCATCAGAATAGATAGTTATAAATTGGTTTCCAACCCGATCAAACACTGCGTCTGTTGCTATGTTGATACAATTGTCACTAGAGCGATCGATATAAAAGAAACCTGCGTCATACCACATTTTTTTTATTTCTAAATCTGTCATATTCAAACAAATACCTCCATAATTTTGCCAACTATAAGATATAGATAAGGCTATATATCAGAATATTTTTTTAATAATTCTTCAACCTTGTCACCGTATTCCCAAGAGTAAAACCTAGTGTCATTGCGACATGGAAGTAAATAGCTTGTAGCACCACTACAAGAATTACAGTAATCTTTATTATCGTCACGATGGCAACAGGTTTCACAGCCGTCAAAGCCATTAACTATCACATCGAAAGCAGATTTTGCAATCTTTAATAACAGTATCTTTTCAGCATCCATTATTTATTCTCCAAAATATAACCACCATTTAGCTACATTGGCGTCTATTTGTTTTTCTTTAAGATTTATAATCTTTTTATTATTTTCTTGATACACGGCAATCTGCTTTTTTACAAGCTCATCGGATTTTAATTCTGGATACAGGCTTACCAATGTAATAGAACTTTCTGGAGCCGTCATGGCATATGTATCACTTTCATATTCCATATATTGTTTCACAACAACATCAATTTGCTCCTCTATTTTACTATTTTGTTCCTCGTACATTGCAATTTTATCTTTTACAAACTTTGCATCTATAACAGAATGCAAGAAGTAAAACAAAGCTCCAATGCAAATCAAAAAGCCAATTCCAAATACCACAATGCTACAAAAACAAATTTCGTCATCACATATATCATAAGTGACTAATAGAACTGATACTACAACTACGATAATACAAATTCCCAGCAAAACAAGAATCATAATCCATCCCTCCATTTTCAAGAAGCAGGCGAACATTTAGCATTCAAAATTTCTCTTGCGAGTCACATGGTAATACCATTTGCAATCTTGCCAAAATCTGAAATGCTATCCACAGTTGCTTTTTCTTCTTTGAGACAATCTTCATAAACCGCTTTTGTTAAATGCTTTGCAACGATAGGCATATCTTTGCCATCCCAATCTATTGACATCAATCAGCTGTCATTTTTTTATAATTATCTTGCCCTATTAATTCTCTGTCGGGCTACTGTAATAATATAATCAAAAGACGGCATTGGTTTGAGTTTAAACTCATTTTTCTTATGAAGATTATCTATCTTCGACTTGATTTCTGCCTTGGGAAGAACCCCATATCGTATATATTTATCCAAAGTATCGTAACTAAATCCAAGGTTATCTTCATCCGTCTTCCCACACAAACCATCAGAAGGAGTTTTCTCAATAAATTTCTCAGGTAAACCAAGAAAGCGACCTATTGATTTTACTTCTTGCACTGTAAACTTCGCAAGCGGTGCCATGTCTCCTGCCCCATCGCCATACCTTGTGGCATAACCAATATAATCCTCAGAATAATTGCAAGTATTAATAACACGCCCACCGACTGTCTGCGATACAGCATAAAGTGTAGCCATACGCAAACGTGCTGGCAGATTTATTGTTGTTTGTTCACTAAGGGTAGTCTCAAGGGCGTCACTGATTTTTGCTATAGCAGTATCATAAACTGATTCAATATTTATTGTTACATTATTAATACCGAGAAACTCGCAGAGTTCATTAGCATAGTTGATATCTGCCTGTTCTCCGTTTGGCATAAGCACGCCGAACACTCTTTCTTTACCAAGTGCTTTAACGCAGAGTGCTGCGACAACAGATGAGTCTTTTCCACCAGATATTCCAATAACGGCTTTGCAACCATTTCCATTGTTCTCAAACCAATCTCTAATCCATTCAACACACATCTCCGCTGCTATGTGAGAATTAAAATCCAGATTATAATTATCGTCATTATAACTCATAAAAACACCTCGCTTAGATTAGAAATTATTATTGTGGAGTCTGTTGCGGATATTAGCAAGTGAGTCATCAATAAGTAATTCGCTGTTTCTGAATATTGCCTTTAACTCTTGTTTACTATTACAGGAAGCTTCTTTCCAAGTATATTCGTCCTTATAACAGAGCTCGCCGTTATCGTCTTTATAAACAAGACAACAACCCTTTTGCGATTTCTTAAATCCGCCCTCTTTAGGATTTTTGAATATAGGATACGGCTTATGATCGATTTCACAGTATGTTGCCTTAATACAAGAACTAAAGGTATCTCTTGTAAATGGTTTAAGTATTCCATCTTCTTCTACGCACTGAAATGAAAATGAGCCAACGCCAAGTGCAACATTGCTAGCCGCAAAGCCGTTATCCTTTAAAATTTCATATATCCTTTCACAACGCTGGATAGTAATTGAGTCACCATAAATAGCCTTTACATGATGATCAAGAACTTTGTATCCCTTACTATTAATTGTGCCGCCAAATTCATCCCAAAGTTTAAACACTGTTTTAGTTACAACTTCTATGCAATCACCCGAATCGCCACGCATAAGCATGCAACCATTGTGTGCCATAATCTCTGGTTTTATTTGTGGCAAAACGTTATCAATGACATTCCAATAATCATATGAATCAAGGACGGCAGAAAAACTTGTATCAGGATAAATCTCGGTCAATAATCTTTTAAGCAAAGTAATTTCGTCACCATCGACTGCATAATTTGAACACATAACAGCATGTTCGGTAGAGGGTGAACCAAATGCCACGGACTCTTTGGTACAATCGCAATTATAAAGCTTTTCAAGATATGGTATAACAGGGACTGTTGCTGTATTTACAAAACTCAGGCACCAACCAGCCGCCGCTTTAATAGCCGAATCCGTGCATTCTTCACCTCTAAAGTCAAAAGAACCGAGGGCTTTGTTTCGTGACACACTGTCATCACAGGTTTCATCGTAGAACTTATTTACGATACCACGATAAGTTGCACCCACCGTTGCAGCAAGCATTGGATGCCAAGCCTCGGCTGATATAAGCGATTCAAGAGCCTGCGGTAGCCATGCAAAATCGTCATGCGTATTAGTTATGCAAAACATCGGAACGTGCATTGGAACTTTTGTTCCTTCTGGTAATGCCCATATCTCAATTGGAAGATAACCAAGGGCGTGCAGGTCTTTTATTTTCTGCAAGCCATATACGCCCTTGCCAAGCGAAGCATCCATAATACGCTCATATTCCGAAATAACTTCGTCTATAGGGCGTTCAAAAAATCTTTCATTAAAGTAATCTATCAAATAGGTTTTTACAAAGCCCTGAAGTCCGAACATCACGACTTTGTTCCACATCCTTACACGGCTCATTCGGGGTGTAAAATATGAAACGGATTTTGTTATCTTGGCCGGTAACATCTCAGCATGAACCGCTTTATAAAAATCTATAAGTAACATTGGATTTATATTATATAACATAACTTGTCGCCTCCAAATTAAAATATATCGAGAATCTCAATTTTATCTGCGTTTACTTCAAGTCCATCAACGCCAATCTTCTTACGGTAAATACTGTTGGTAGAGAAGATCTTTTTAATAAGCCCGCTCTTAATCATGTCGCCGTCGTGTACCGAATTTTCAAGATGTGAAACGTATAAATAAATGTCGCCAACACCATACTCTTTTAGAGCTTTTGCACTATAATAGAAAGTTCCGCCCCTAGAACAAATATCATCAACAATTAATACGTTTCTACCTTTTAATGTGTCTGTATTACCCATGATGCTTAATCCATTAATGGTTCCAGTTTTCCAATCCCTATTTTTCATACCGAATACATAAGGCACTTCAAGAATACTAGATATGAATGAATAACGTTTCATTGCGCCTTCGTCTGGGAAAAATAAAATAAGATCTTTCCTAGAAATCTTTTCGTCAATAATATTATCCCTCAAAATGCCAGCCGGTGAAGAATCTCTGATATTGTTTATTAGAGCTGCACCAACGTTTGAATGAATATCAAGCGTAAATACTTTTCTAAATTCCATATTATTGATTAGATTTGCAAATGTTTTGAGCGTAAACATTTCAAACGCTTTTTGTGTACGATCCATGCGAGCATTAGGAACATATGGCATATTCAGATTAATGTTACAAAAGCCCTTGCTCTTTAACCAATCGACACAGCAAGCCAACTGAAATATTTCCGAATCATTGTCGTAAAGCCAAGTTATGTCTATAGGCGCTGAAGTCGCATGCCCAATGAGTTCCACAATGCTATAAGTCAGTTTGCACGTTCCATCAGGAAAGTCAGTAATATTAATTGGTTTGGAATCAATAGAAATCATAGAATCCTCCTATTATATAATGTTAATTTGACAACTTTTTGCTACCGTTAAAGCCGCCCACTTTGCTTCAGGCGTTGTACCTGCCGTAGCATTTTCGATTATATTAATCTTCATTTCGGGAAACCGTGTTTTTAGAATTAAGGCATTTGTAATCACGCAGATATCAGTGCAAAGTCCAACCAAATCGACTTCATCATAGTTGCCTTCAGCTAACTCATCAGCGATATCAAACGTGCCAAATGTCGGTTTATCAATAATAACGCCCGCCATGTCACTTTCGATAGAAGCGACTGCTATATCATCATGTATTTTCCAACCATTGGTGTCTCTTATACAATGTTCGATAGGTAAATTTTTACCCTCCTGCGTATCAAGATAATCTTTGCTATGGGTGTCTCGTGTAAAAAATATCGCCGCATAGTCGGAACTTTGTATAAGCTTTGCAACATTTGGAACAATAGCTTGGGCTTCCCTAGTTCTCAAACTGCCATTAATAAAATCATTCTGCATATCAATAACTATTAATGCTTTTTTCATATGTAAACCTCTTTTCACATTCACTTCATATAATATAAAATAAGTCCATCTAGGTGCTTACAAGGGTTTTCTTCTTGCCTTTAGCGGTACATTCGATCTTATATAGTTTTATCATTTTTTATTTCTCCTAAAAAATCAAGCGTTGTTATCTGCTAAATAGCCTTCCACATCAAAATGGACACCGTCGCTATTACAAATCAAATACTCGCTAAACCTAGGATCTATGTCATAATTATTCAATGTAGTTCTGTCACACTTTTTAAAATATGTTCCTTTCACATCAAACTCTGAATTGGCTCTATCTGTATAACCATATGTATCAAATCCAATACATAATACACTTATATCATTGGTGTACCAATCACCTCGATATAAAAGTAAATCGTTTACAACACATAAGCAATGTTCGTTAGTAACTCCATAAGGAGCTCCTGATTTTCCAATAATAACGTCACCAATTTTAAATGGAAATTTATCGCCATCATCGCAGTCACAGGACTCAAATATATCGACCCATCTATCAGCCAAATAACCATAACAAGTGCCAAATACATCATAACAAAACTGTTCTTTCAATCTTTTATATTTCAAAGCATCGTCAACATTTATTATATATTTACCATGCTCGAAGTGATCAATAGTCGGGTCATAGAACTCGCAAAGCAAATCTTTATGTCTTCTAAGTTTCATCCACATTGTCAATGCCTCTCAATCTGCTTGGCGTTTCAAATAAATCCGTATGCCATACTTTATTCGTAATAAGGCGCTTTGGACATTGATTTTCTTTGGAAAGTTTCCAATAACCAGAACCTATACTGTTATTTATTTTTACAATCTTACCACATAAAATATCCATTCTTCCACCTAGAATGCCTTTGCCATTCAGATTGTATATATAATCCTCTTGGGTTTCCTGCTCATAGGAATCGTTATAAATATTTATATAAAAGCTGTATTCGCAACATAAATCCTTAAATCTCCTAATGCGAACTTCGTCACCATTATTTAACACCATGATATCACCTACTCATTCTCTGTAAGATACTCAGATTTATTAATATTTGAACTCCAAATAATTATTTCTTGATTTTCAGTAGTGTAGCCTGTTAATGAACTTGTAGAGGTTAGCCATTCCCCATTAACTAGGCTTTTCACGCCAGCTCCAATCTTAATCAAAGACAGGTTTGATCCATACCTGTTGCAAGCATTACAGAAGTTCAAATAATCAGGATAATTAAGATAATGCTCGCCACTTATTACACGACCCGACTCTTTTCTAACTGGCGTATCTGAAATATCTATACCAACTTCTGAAAGTATCGAATTGAAACTTGCATTTACCGATTCATCTGTATAAATATTGCCTGCAGGATACATTCTTGACTGAACATATTCTGTATGTTCTTTATTTATCATAAATAATTGTCTAAATATTTTATCATTTTTATAGTAATCATTGTCGGGACAATTTTTGTCAAGTCCATATGTAATAACGGTTACATCATCATTTGCATATGATAAACAGCCAGCGTGCCAACCGCCACGGTTTCTAAAACTGTGACATGATGACCAACTGTTACCATGTGACATTGTAACAAAATCACATATATTTAGTGATACTACAAATTTAACCTGTAGAGGCTTTAAAGCCATGGCGTCAAAACATTTTGCCGAGGCTTTGTTATACTCCGTCCTATCGGCTAATTTGAATTTTTTTATAATTGCATTTATATTTCTACTAGCCTTTGCATTAATATTCATGTCATCATCATTTAAGTCAATAGCGTTCAGGTATTCTTCTATCTCCCTGTATGCCGTTTCATGAAAACGAATACAATTATTATCCGTTTTATAATTATATGATCGCGAAGCTACATCTGTTATACGATCATATGCCGCCAAGGTTCGACGTGAAAATACAGGCGATTCTGCCGACATTGTTTGGAATAATTCGCGAGCCGCAGATGCAACTACGCTACCATCTACATTACGATTAATTGGCAGGTCAATAGCAATACATTTTTCTTTATCATTCCACTGCGGATGTTCTCTAAACAATGCAATTAAATCCTTTTTGGCTTCATACCAAGTTTTAAATTCGTTATAAATGTATTTATCTTTTGCCTGAGGATAATAAGTCTTTATTAATTTGTAGAAACAATCATAATTATACTTAAGATTGGAGTCCATCCAATCGGTGTTTTCTTCAATTGGTTCTTCAACAAATTTATAAGCTTTAAATGAGAGACTGCCATCAGAATAAATATACGGACGTCTTTTAAGCACACCATCCTGATAATATGAAAAAGACTTTCTGCCAGATCCATATACAACAACTTTTTTATTTGTTCTACTAAGAATAACAGCATCACCTGGAAGAAGTAAACTTGTATGCTGACCGGTAATGAAAGCATATTTGTCCCCAAATATCTCATGCCCAAATAATTCTGCATCATACCATCGTCGAGTTACTATTTGTTTAGTTGCATCAATGATAAGTGGTTTTTTAAAGTTTCCAATAAGTTTTGAATCACCAACTATTACATATTCATCATTTTCATTTTTTTCAATATCATAGCCATAAACACGTCCATAAAGTCTTATATACATTTTTTATACTTCCTTTCGGTATTATTTACCGCATAGCATATACGGCATTGGCGGATTAAACCGCCCTGCTCGCCTTGATTTTATCATTGGCAATTTTAAATATTTTGAGGTAATATTCCAACCTTGCTTTTTTAATTTCATTATCGCCACACCATCGCATCTGCTTTTCAAGCTCAATTATTAATTGAGGTATCGTGTAATTATCTTTTATAGTATTACAGTCGTGGCAGCATACAACTAAATTACTGACCTCGTCTTTGCCACCTTTTGATACAGGTATGATATGGTCAAGCGTTTTATCTGATTTGATATACTTCCCACAATAAAAGCAGAAATCAGAATCTACCTCTTTGCGTACTTGTTCTGTGTAGTTTCGCATATAATAAAAAAAGAGGGCGACCAACGCCGCCCTCGTACATGTTGTTATCTAATGCCTCTGCTGTCGATTTCATGATTGATGAATTTCTGCAAATCATCATATGTCATAGCGGCAATAGTATCATCGAGACCATACTCATCGTCACATGTTGACACTGGGTAAATCTTGTTTGCCTCGCAGATCATCTGATCGACATTGCAATAATCGTCGCCATACTTTGTAGGATCGTCAACCGCAGTTCTATAAACCTCTACAATATCATAGTCGCTATTTGACACATGCTCCAGGGTGTCATTGCCAAACTTGGAAAGCCATGTAAAGCTGTTATTAGCTGTATGATATCTAACAATATCACCGAACTCTGCGCCCTTAAATACTGTAGACCTCTTGCCGTTTCTATGAACAAGCATATCACCTGTTTTAAGGGAGTCGATTGTTATATCGTCGCCATTAACCTCGGCTGTAGCTCTGTCGTAAACAACTGTGCCGTACTCCAGCATCTTAAGTGGATTAAAAACAAGGTCGCCAATCTTATTGTTTGCAACGCCTATAGCACGATAAACCTTAACAATTGTCAGCCCATCTGCCCTCTTGTTTGTCATATCTGAATTGTAGTTTACGCCGAGTCTTGAAAATGAATTGAACTCGGTATGGAAGCGAAGCACATCTTCTCTAGCTGTGTCCTTCATAACTGTTGCCATCTTACCGTTTGCACATATAACGAGGTCGCCTGTCTTAAGATTAGAAATTGTAAATGTCATAAAAATATCTCCTTTTAAATGTTTTAATATTAGTGTTATATGGGTTAATATGTAGTGCTTTTTTTATTCTGGTGGACTACGACCATGAATAATCATGTTTATCACCCCCCCCGTTCGTCGTTAGACTTATTTACATATCGCAACAGAAATTTCACTTTCTGGTTTGAAAGTTTCACAATCTGTCTCGTCGTTTGCTTCTCCCGGATACATTGCGTCGAGGAGTATCATCATAAAATCATCACTAAGATTTGTGCAATATGTCATATCATAAATTGACAAATTCATTATATAGTCATTTATTTTTTCTATATTTTCATAAAACGCCCAAGGCATTTCCATTGAATCCTCTTCGCGATAACTTATTAGATCGCCTTTATCATCAACCAGTTTATACTGTTCTTGTAAAGGATAATATAGAGCTGTATCTTCATCAAGGCCATATATTGTGCCGTCTTTATCAATCACATATTCATCCAGTGATTCAGTTGGCTTACTATCTGGCTCATTAAAGTTCTTTAAATAAACCTTGCTGTTTGGCACGCAAAGTTTCTTGTGAAAAATTCTACTATAAAGATCTAAGCCTAGCTGCGGTTCTTCGTCATAGAAATCGCTGACTGAATTTTTTGCTTTGCCGCCGCCATAATAATCCTCAATTTTAAACTGTCCATCTTTGTCATCGCTTTTTTGTTTTTTAATGTCATTACTGGCACTATAAAAATCATAGCCGTAATATCGCCCATAAAGGCCTGAATAATCATACTTGATTTTAACCTTTTCAATGTATTCATATCTTGGCGTTTCAGTATTGATGAGCACCATTGCACGCTTGATATTATTCTCAACATCTTCAAGGTTAATATATTCGTGCTGGGTATGAGGTGAATAGTACCCACTCGACAGATTAACGGCTGCAACCTTTAAATGCGGCGCAACGTGGCTTATATCACTACAACTACCCCATGCACTTTTGAAACCAACATCTGGATTTGTAATAAATTTTTCAAATTCATCATTATCACAATCGTAAAACACGGCGTCGTTTCCACTTTTTCTGTCAAACTCAATAATATAATTGAGTTTTTCTGGTACATATGAGGATTTGCAAAATTTTCTGGCTCCAACGCAACCAATTTCTTCATCCTCGGTGAAGATTACTGAGCAATGAACGTCTTTGATAATTTGTAATATCATATAGATACCACAACGGTCATCACCTCCGATACCCTGTGGTGACATTATATACTTGCCGTCTTCGGAAACGCACACAATCGTACAGTTATCATGATGTACGGTATCCATATGTGCCATTAGTAATACTGGATGCGTACCCTCTGCATATATGTAGCCGTCTTCATTTACGGGTGAATAGCCTAAATTTTGAAGTTCTACAAAAAGCCTTTCTTTAAGCTTGTCCTGTGGTAATTTGCAAATCTCGATAATATTCATATTAGTCTACCTCCTTTATGCCGTTGATATCAACTATACATACATACCTGTCACTAACATTAAGTGCACATAGCGTATGTTCAGCACCGTCATACATCCACTTAAAAGTTTTTATTATTGTTCCATAAATCTCATAGTAGCATGAACAAGCTCTTCTATCAAAAAGCTGTAATGTTGGAAACATCTCTTTTGCACTAAGAAAACGTATAAAAATTAAACCCTTTTTTGAAACAACAACTTTTTTGCCAGCAATAAATTTCTTTTCACGGCAATCTTTACACAATCCGTCAACTAGCGAATTGTTACCATAAAACACTTGATGACAACAATTACATTTATGAACACGATATGGGGCATATAAAATGTCATGTTCTTCGTCGTAACCCACATAATTATTTACTTCTATTACATCAAAGGATTCATTGGTAATATCGTCAATAAAAGATGCATCCTGCGTGCTCCAATCTTCCTCCTCATCACAATCGTCACATATCATATTTCCTGAATTGTAAAGTATATTGCCACATTTCAAACACCAAGAAGTATGCCCAATTGTAATATCATCGCCATCCCATATACTATCAAAAGCGTACAGATTAGTATTATATTGTGCATAATTATAGTCCGGATAATGCAATGAGTGTTCCGCTGTACAGATATAATCATGTTCCACTTTTCTGTACTCGTTTTTTATACCGAGGCAATCGGCGATTGCTTTCGAAACAAAATATGTATAAGTTGCATCGCGCTGAGGTAACTTATAATTCGGATAGTTACGAGATTGCAATAGAAGCCCATTCTGATAGCAATAAATCTGTCTTGTCAGCTTGTTGTTTTCCCATGGATCACCCGCATATTGGTTTGATAAAGTATAAAAAATCATGCTCGAAGAGTCCATTATATAAGACTGTGTTCCTGCATGATAACAGCCGTGATGTCCTACGTGATGACATGAATCCCATCCCTCACCATATGACATTTTTAGAAAGTCGCATGGATTTACTGAGAGTATTGCCACCTGCGTGTTTTTCAACGGATTGATGGTATCGGCAATCACCGCAAAATCGTGATTGTAGTTTGGGTATTTATCAAGTCCCATATCTACAAAAATCTTGTTAAGTTCACGAGAATACTTGGCCCCAACGGTCATATGTACGCCAACCGCCTCATACCTTTCTTTTATCTCCTTAGTAACAAACTGCTGTGGTTGGGTACACTGTACCCCATCCCACATTATGTCTAACTGATCGTCAGTTAGATACATGCCGTTTTCACGGCAATTATGGTAAAATTCTTTGCAGGCTTTAAGAAAGTCGTCGCCGTCCTTTACACGAGTTTCTTCTACCTCGCCTTTAATACAAAGGTTTTTTTCATCCCAATTAGGATGTTTTCTCAATATCGTGAGCAGCTCAGACTTGTTTTCAAGGAATTCATTAACGATATCAACAATGACACCTTTTCTATACTCGTAGCTTGCATCGTCAAGAATACTACACATATTATTTACAATATCCATGCGCTCACATGGGGCCAGTGGCTCTTCCCCACAAAGTTCCATTGGAACAAAAAACGTAATATCATTACTTTCAGGTGAAATATAATGATACAGAACCGATTTGCCGTTAGCTCTTTCATATGTAAATGTCGCCGTAGAATCAATAACGTGTTCAGCTATTCTACATACCTTAACTTTTTCGCTGTTCTTGCGCAGAACGATTTTGTCGCCAACCTCAAAGAGATTTTCACTAAGATCGCTGCGGTGATAGACATCTCCCGACATCATATAAACCTCTTCACCTGTTATCTTCCTTATTCTGCCGATATACTCTCTGCAACGAACAAGCTCAAATCTTCTTAATGTTTTAAATTTTTCTTCTGTCATTTTAAGACACTCCTTTTTTTATTTACCTATCAAGGCATTACAAATTTAATAAATGTTATAGGATTAACATTTTGTCTTTCACATTCAGATATGATATCTTCCATGTGTGTTGTTTTTGGTCTACATTTTGCTATTCGTTTCATAATGTAACGAAAAAGCAAATAGGCATGCGGGCTATTAATTTCCTTTATTTTTTCAAGCAAATCCAGGTATCGCTTAAAAAAGAAAACACTTTTTTCCAGCCTCATATATTCACCTCCTAAAAATTAAAGCGCTCTGCCGTCAAGGGTTTCAAGCATGTATAAATCAAAGGTATAATCATAATCAATGTCGAGTAAGTATCCGTCATAACCATTAAGGACATCTTCAAAATCGTCTATTGTAGCTTCTTCGCCACAATAATTATACATTGATTCAATGAACCCATGTCCTATGTCAATTATACCTACTTCATCATGTGGTTCTACAAACTCACACAATAAATCTTTGCACCGCCTAACCCGAACCTTATTTCCAATTTTAGTCATATCATCACCTCCTATTTAATTTTCAGCAATAAGGCTACCGTCAAGGCGTTCTAACATATATGCGTTAAAATTGAAACTGCACGCTTCATCTATACGAAAAATGTCATAACTTCCATCTGTCAGAAACAGATTAATTATTTTGTGTTCCTCTCCACAGTATTTGCACATAGCGTCAACAAAAGAACTACCCTTCTCAATTAAGATACCCCAATTACCAAACATTTCAACGCCGTCATACATTTCGATGTCTATATATTCACAGGCTAAATCTTTTAGTCGTCTAACCCTGACTTTGTCTCCAACTTGCAACATATCACCGCCTCCTATTTATTTTTCAGCAATAAGACTGCCATCGAGATGTTCTAACATATATGCGTTCAAATTGAAAGGACATTTATACGCAGTAAAAACGGCATAATCTCTATATGGAAAATGGCGCGAATTTATTACGAGCTCCTGCCCACAAAAGACACACATGCTATCAATAAAAAAGCTTCCTTTGTTAATCAGAGCTATACATTCGCTACCAGTTCCGGATCCGATTAGTTTATACCTTTCAATATTCATGTGTTCACAGGCTAAATCTTTTAGTCTTCTAACTCGAACTTTGTCACCCACCTGTATCAAAACAGTACCACCTCCTATATAAAATATAATTAATTGTATACAAATATAGACAAATGTATTCAACTTACATCATCTAACCAATATATTTTATTAAATTTCCAAAGCAATCTACATTTTTTTGCACTAACTTTCTTGCAATGTTTTGTAGGACTTTGAAAATTTATTGCATTTTGTTTTGGATATAATGCTGTCACATATCCTCTATGAGTTTCGCCGCTTTTAAAGGTGTACTCTACTAAATCCCTATGTTTAATTCCTAAAACATTGTCTGCTTTGGCTTTGCTTTGTCTACGCATAGGCTTTATAGTCCATTCTTTTACATCACAAGTATCTGGTTGTAAATTTGTAATACATATAGCATCATTAGAATGAAATTTTTCGATGTTCCAATCAATACGTTTATTCGCTGTGTCTCCACCATTTGTTAAATGTAAAATTCCTAAACTAGAAAGCTGTTCTCTAAGCCATTTCTTACCAATCATTACATGCTGAGCATAATTAAGATATTTATTATCAGAAGAATTTAACAAAGCAAAATATTTATCCATAAATAATTCTTCACGCCCCTCTGTGTTCTGATGACATCTTTCACATAATGTAATAAGATTACTAAGGGCATTTGAACCATTTGATCTTCTTGGCTTAATGTGATGAACTTCTAACTTACAATTTGTTCTTCCACATTCCACACATTGACAACCATCTCTTAAAATTACAGCTTTACGAATATTTTCATCTAATCTGTTAGATTTCTGATATTGCCATTTGTAAGGCTTAAATCCATCTGTTAAAGCTCGTATATCAATGACAACATCTTCTAACCAATAATCTGTTATATTTATCCATTTATTGAGTTGAGCAACGGCTCTTATTGTTGCTTGACGTTTTTGTAATATACTGGGGGCAATTTTTCCTTCTTTTTTAGATGAAGAACGGTTATTGAATCTTGCCGGTCTGTATCGTTTATGGTAACGGTGATAACGTCTATATCCTCGTCTAACATCCATAAGATGCTTTACATCATTACGTTGTTCTATAACTCCTTTAAAAAGAACTTTATTTTTCGTCTGACATTTTTGTACTAAAGCAATACCTGTATGAAGTCCACCATCATCAATTCCACAGCGAATTTCATCTTTGCAAATTTTATCATCTGGAATTTCTTTATTTAATTGTATTACCATTGGATATTTACTAACCAATGTCGCACGTTTCTTACGAATAAAGAACCACGCTTTTTGTTCTTTTGTTGGCGAAAGATGTTTTCCATTAGCATCCAACACAAAAACATAATTAGTCATTTCTGACGCCTTCCTTTCGGAGTATTTTTCTTCGTGCCAAAGTCAAGTAGAGAGCGTGTACTTCCCCTGTTATCAATGCAGGACATTAGCATTGTTTCTTAGTTCATACTCACAGAGCTTTAAACTGAAGATTACATTCAAAGGTGTGTTTTTACCTTACTACTCAACATAGTTCATATCTGCAACATATCTTTCAATAGTAGCAGTCACTTAGGCTCGAAACCTATTGTTAAGCTATAGATAAAAGATTTAATATGTCCACTTTTACCTATGTTTGTACACATATTTCTATGCTTTTAGCTACTTAGCAATTAGTCCTATCAAATAAATATTTGATTATCCAACTCTTCCAGATCTTCTTCAGCATATTCTCTAACGTTTTTTCCACATCTTTCAAACATATATTCTGCAAAGGCGAAAGGCAATTCTCGACCACAATTAGTTTCAAGCCTATAAATATTATGATTGCAGAAGTAAAAATCCTTTATAAAGAATTCTTTTCCGCAATATGGAATCATGCTTTTGATGAAATGAATATATCCGAAAATCAATGCGTTACCACAATACTGTGGAGACGGAGTTTCAAACTCGCACCGCATATCCTTAAGAGATCTTATTCGCACTTTGTCGCCTATCTGATACATTAAAAATCACACCTCTTTTCAAACATATATTCCTCAAAAGTAGATAAAAGAGGGGCTCTATTTATGGTTTCAAGTAGATAACATTTACGCCCATCCACATATCTTAGTTGACGAATATGATATTGCTGCCCACAAAAAATAACCATGTACTTTAAAAAACCTGTCCCTTTTCTTATTAATAAATTCCCAACATAGTACGGCGGCATCGTTTCATATTCACACAGCATATCTTTTAAACGCCTCATTTGCACTTTGTCGCCTATCTGATACATTAAAAATCACCTCTTTTCAATAGGTCATTTACGATGTTCTTAAAGAGTTTGCGTAATTTCGGGTTATTTTCTATAACCTCATGTTTTGAGGTTACATTTGCCCTCTTCATGCGATTACTCCATACGATGCCATATCTTGCAGACATTTCACCATAAATACGCCGCAATGTGGCATTATACCCCAGAGAGTTGTCGCCACGCCTTTGCGCAAGAGGAGCTGCCACCATTGAACAAGTGACATCGATTAGTTCTACCGGTGTAAGATCTAATTTTCTTACATTCATATTATCCATAATGTGGTATGTAAATGTTGTTCTTTCAACAATTCTGGATTTTAAAAAGTCAAGAAAATCTTTGCCATCACAATGTCTTGTTTCGTATGTCCGACTAAAGCCCCATACACGGCAAAACTCATTAATAGTTTCATTGATAAGTTGTTCTGTTTTTCTACGTGCTGTCGTTTCTTTCCCAAATGTTTTTATTAAAAAATGGTTATATACATTAGTAAGCAAAACGCTTTTCCATTCATCCTCGCCGAGCACTCTTCCAAGAATTTGTTCGTCGCGTGTAGCCCTTTCAATCTTTTTCATGTAAATCTATCCCTTCTTTTTTTATTATGTAGTTATATGAAACTACATATCAGTAATACTATTGGTTGCATTATTTGGTGACTCGTGCAGGAATTGCACCTACGATTCCATCCTGAGAAGATAGCGTCTTAACTACTTGACCAACGAGCCATAAGCCCATAAGGGCTTTTTAATACTATGGGATTATTGGAGGTGAAGAACCATAGTATGTATCAGGAATTACCCTCGCACTGTGGTTGGAGTGGCTGGACTCGAACCAGCGGAATGACGGAGTCAAAGTCCGTTGCCTTACCTCTTGGCTACACTCCAATATAGCCCGTAAAAGCGGGCATTTTTACAACCTTTTGCCATCAATAGTCTCGAGCATATATTCCGTCCAAGCCCAACGCTGGATTCCATTTAATGTATATTCACCTGTATCTCCCCATCCTCTACGCCGAAGCTCTGTTATACTGTGAATTTCTCCGCAATATATATACATTGATGGGTTAAAGCTTAAATATGAAATTTCGGGGCGTAATGGTTCATCTTCTTGATCGTTGTAACCATATTCGCAAAGCAGGTCTTTTTTACGCCTTATTCTGACTTCATTGCCGATTTTTAGCATTATGAACACCCCTCCCGATAATTTTGTATGGAATCTGAGTTACTCCAAGTTTTTTGGCGGCAATGTACCTGGCATAGCCGTCTTTCAAAATTTTGTTGCCCTTAGCATCAAGCTTTATAGTTATGGGGCTATCGAAAATCCCATAATAGTTATAGAAACAGATAACTCTGTCTATCTTTTCTTTTTTGGGCGGATGATTCATAAAGTCTCGCGGTATGTATACTTTATCCACGTCTATAAGCTTTTTGAAGTTACTCATAAAAGCGGGGCGACTAATGTTTACAACTATCGCATTTATAGTTGTTAAACCGTCACGCTTGGCAATTTCGTAATCTCTTCGACCTGTAATCAAAGAATATGTATCACGGGAATTTCGCCGTACAATTACAACGAGTTTTTCTTTTGTGCCGAGTTTTTCAGTGTCGATGGACTTCTTGTGTACACTATCTGTAAGCATGATGTTTCTAATTGGTATAGAAATCGCCTGTGCCGCCATTCTTAACCTGAAATTTTTTATATTGTTAAAACAGTACGCCATAGTTTTTACCTCCTATTTTTTCATAATGGCTGGTGTGCCATTCGGGATTTGAACCCGAGACCTTTCGATTAAAAGTCGAATGCTCTACCAACTGAGCTAATGGCACATAGACCGCCGTGGCGGTCAGCATTGTAACCCACGGTTACATAGATTACAATTTGATTACAAAGTGGTGACACAATTCAATCGACCGTGTTACTTAAATGTAACTCGCAAGCTTTTTAGCTTGCATTTGAATAAAAAAATAACGACGGATTAACCAAAGTTGACCCGCCGTTAAATATATAAAATGGACACTTTTCAGCCTTGTGGATAACCTACGGTCAAGTTATGACACACCTTAACCAAACCCAAGGATTTTGTAAAATCTTAATTGTTGGGTTTTAATATTTAAGCTTTAGACAATTATAAACTTTGAACTTTTGTAATTAAGTTTTCAGCTTTGTGCCTTAAGCTTTATCTTCTTACTCATAGTCGGGCAATATCCCAAGAATGAATACCATATATCTTCGTAATGGGATTTCCTGTTTATATACAACACGAAACAAAGTTACGATCTATTATTGCTATGCCATGTTTTTATTATTTTACTTTGTGAATATGGCAAAAAACACAAAGGTCATAAAATTAAAGGTTTTCAAAAAGCGCCCACTTTTTATTTAGTATGAGATTTCGATTTCGGTTATAGCGTTTGATACGCTAATAGCTGAGTCAAAATCGACCTTAAACTTGTCGATACGATCAACAAGGTCGGAAATTATTTCGGCGGTATCAAAGCCTTCGATAATTTCAAAAGTGTTTGCCTTTATAAAGGCGGCTTTTGCTTCCTCTATTTCCTTTGTGACAGCCTTGCCGTCCTTTGAACCAAACATTCCGAGTACATACTCGTCGGCACGCTCCTGCAATGTTTCGCCGTTCTCATAGTTACATCTGTCCTGTGCGTTTTTAAGTTGCCTTGACATATGCTTTACGAGTTCTTCCTCAAATTCTATGCCGTGATTCTTGTATTCAATAGCCTCGGCAATAGTCAGCTTCATGCCCTGTATTGTAACTTCGGTCTCGGCATTTGAAAGTGTAACGGCACGCTTGATTGCCTTGCGTCTTTTTATAATGTCAGTTATTTTGTCATAGCTCGCCTTAAAGTCATTCTTGGCTTCTTCGATAGAAATACCGTTTATCTTTGTGTTGCTATGCTTGTTCTCAACCACAAATTTTGCGTCTTTGATAAGGGCGGGTATCCTCTTATCGAGAATCTTAAGCTCACAAAGAGCTTGGTGAATTGTCATTTTTTCATTTGTCATTTAAAAAACTCCTTTAAATTTTAAAATTTACAAGCCTTGCTTGCATTAATGGTGGCTCACACAGGATTTACACCTGTGCTCTCACTGGGGATAAGAGTCTATTTGAGCCATAGCGATGCAAAGCATCGCATTCAGAAAAAAAGAAGGGAATGCCCAAAATGGGCTGGTGACTCACGCAGGATTTGAACCATGCAATTCCGCCCTGAGAGGGCGGCGTCTTAACCGTTTGACCAGTGAGCCATAAGGCGGAAAACTCCGCCTATATTACTTTTCTTTAAAGGTTGGAGAGCAACTTTCAAAGAATTCTTTTACGTTGACATTGTATTTCTCAAGAATCGCAACGATGACTTTTTGTACCTTGTCCCATTCGTCATCTTTGATATACTGAATATACGGTGTCTTGCGATCGCCACGCTTTTTGAGGTCTATCCCATAGCGATAACTAAGCTGCTTGTACAGCATGCTGAAAGCCACGCCGAAACTGATATGCAAAGTCGAAGCAAACTTGCGCATAACTCTGTTGAACATTTTGCGGTCTGAAATATGTAAGACCTCGGCTGTTAAAAGCTTGTTTGACGTTTCAATCCTGTCGATATGACGCCGCTGAAACGCCGTGTAAGCCTGGGCGGCTGTCGCAAATTCCATGATATCACCCGTGGCGAAAGCCTTGCCGATTGCCGCTTGGAGCTTTTCTTCGTCGTCGATATCTTGCGTGAGAAGTTCGGGTTTTTCCTCTGCGGTATGTTCGACAATGTTTAGGAGCTGTGTCCTGACCTCTTGGGCTATCTTGCTGTCACGAAGAAGCATGCCTATTCTGAGGACGGCACGCTTCGAGAAACACTTGATACCTCGGTTTGGAATTTCAAGGCGGGTATTATCGTCGATTTGGATAACTAAATTAGTTCGGTTTTGAACTAACGGAACATTTTGTTCCGTTAGTAAATCTTTAAATACTTTTGGCGTTCTATTTGCAACGCCATCGCCCTCGATCTCGGTACGGTTTCGCTGGCAACAACGCTTTATAGTATCAACGTCAACCTCATAATAATCCGCCACCTGTCTAATAGTCATACAGTTCATATCGGGTATCAAAAGCAGTTTCTTGACCTTATCAAGAACCTCAGTTCTGGCAATAAGCTCGTTTCTGAGGTCATGGTTGTCTACCATGCTTTCGCTCGTGATGATTTTACTTTCTGGCATAATTTCACCTCCTCTCTTATAGAACTAATTGGGCGTCTTGTCTAGTTAGTAACCCAAATTATTAAGGGGACAAGTTGTCCCTTTAGTAAATTTAAAAGATATTAGGTTTGCCATACTTAACTTTTAAGGCCTATAATAACCGCAATCACCGTTATAATCAGATTAAGCAGTGCGCCGATCCACAGTGGTGATACCACCCAAAGCCAACTCCAGCATATAACCTTAGTCAGTTTCAGTATGATAAATACGATAGTAAGCAGTCCACAAAAAACCAATTTCGCCGCTCTTCATGATTATTCTCCCTCCCTTACAATATGAAATTTATCCACACCGTAAATTACGCCAAGCGATCGCCCGTTGTCAAAATTGCAATGAATTGTGCCAGCGTCATCGACATGGTCAACCGTTCCAAGCGTATTCGGCTCAACTGGATATGGGTCATCAACCATTTTCTCAAGGCATATTCTTGTACCCTCGGTGAAAACTCTTTTGAGCCAAGATATCCTCTTGTCATTGTATAAACTCATACCTTACCTCTTTCAAACTCGATAACACCGCCATCGGCATCAACGACAACTGGGCGAATTGATAGGATATTTCTTGTGAATAAAAACGCACAGGCTAATGGCACGGCAATAACCGCACTCTCGGGCATAGCTATAGCCATAACGCCCATAGCAAAGCCGAGAACTTTCTGCATAATCCACAACACTTTGGCTGCTTTTCTTTCAAGAATGCGGCTTTTATAGCTTTCTATGCGCCTTTTAAGCTCTATTTCTTCTTTGTCACGTTCTTCTGCGTGCTTAACAGACCTGATCAATTTTGTCAGGTCGTATGTATTATGTACGTTTTCAAAAGCGTCCATAAAAACACCTCCATTTTAAAATAATAATAATGATTTTCTGATTACGCCTGAAAATCACCATAAAATCTGGCGTTGGTGCGACTTATGGGGCTTGAACCCATGACCTCCGCATTAAAAGTGCGTTGCTCTACCAACTGAGCTAAAGTCGCAAGCGCAGGCATCTCATTACATTCCCATATGTTGGGATAAGCACTGTACCTGCTAAGCCAATTTCCTTTTGTATAGTATTGGCAAACTATACTGGTGCCGCTAACGAGATTTGAACTCGCAAGGATTTTACTCCGAGGGTGTTTAAGACCCTTGTGTATGCCATTCCACCACAGCGGCTTGTCTTGCCCACAACCCACAGAAGGCAAGTAATGTACGGCTCATCCGTACTTCCCTACGTATTCAGCGACTGATGCCACCGATGCGCGTCTAAGGACTGCAACGTCCTTTGGTGACTCGTGCAGGATTCAAACCTACGACTCCGCTCTGAGAAAGCGGTATCTTAATCACTTGACCAACGAGCCATAAGGCGGCTTTTAACCGCCTGCGAATAAAAGAAAGGAATTAAAAATCAATGCTAATATCTTATGTAGTCCTCTACACGAGGGTTGGCACAATGAGCATAAATCACCACCTCCGTTCCTGCTCATACCAGCCGAGCCCAATATTTCAATATCACCTAAGCCTTGCAATAAACCGCAGTAATAGACTTTTAGCGGGTTATGCCGTACTTAGACGCCGCAAATTATTTAACGTGGCTTGCGGTTACCACTTACTCAAATGAGCAAATAAAACACCTCTTTGATATAAATTCACCTTATAGGCAATTAGATCATGATGCCATACTTGCGACAATACGCCACAGCCTCGCTCTTTGTAACAACGCCGTCATGTAATGCTTTAAGAATGGCAATAGCAAGTTTATTCATAATATTATCATCTCCTTATCTTCTCTTAGAAAAGTGCATTGACATACACTGGACAGCAAACTTTTCCGCTGCTGATTTACCGCCATGGCGTGGCACTTCAGCTAAAATCAGCCGAGGTCCCTGCTTACTCGGCTTTGGTGGATATTCAACATTTAAACGCCTTATAGCACATTCTGCCGTAATCATAGAATTAGTTACAGCAAACTGGTCTTTAAACCATATTTTTGTATCGTCGTAATATGTATAAAAAATTACGACTCTATCTTTGTGTTTTTGTCCATGATAGACAAAAAAAACGGGGCGTTTTACCCCGTCAACTATAAGCATGCCCTGCCCGTATATACCGCCCTTTAAAACATGGAAGCCATGAAATTTAAGGGGCTTCTGAGCTATATTAAGTGAATTTTTCATACAAATAACCTCCATTTTTCTGATTTTAAAGACAGATTGACCCTCGGAAGTTTTACTAAGTGACGCCTTTTAGGTCGTTTTGAGTAAAATAAATTCCACAAGGGTCAAAAAAATCTGCCTAAAAATTTGCACAAAAAAAAGAGCGACAATTATTCTGTCGCTCAATGTGCGTTGGTGAGGGGCTTTTGCAGATACCCCTCAGAACTGATTATATTATGCCTTTACAGGCTCGGCTTCTGTTGCTTCTGGCTCGGCTTTTGCCACCTTGCTCGCTGTCTTTTTAGTTGACTTCTTAGCTGGCTTTTTAGCTGGCTCTGCTTTTGGCTCGGCTGGCTCTGCTTTTGCCGTCTTTTTAGCTGGCTCCACCTTTATTATTTCTGACTCGGCTGACTCGTCAGACTCCTGCTCAAGCTTCTCCAGCTCTGCATAATTATCAGCGTCGAGTATACCCTGCTCACTGAACGCAAGCGTTGTAGCAAGAGCAACCTCATCTTTGCATTTACCAAAATTCAGCTCTTTAAACAAAAAGTTGATAAACTGCAAAACTGAAACAGGTTTAACAGTCCAGCCATCAACTATCATATCCCTGTTGACACGCACGTACTTAAAACAGTGCGCCTCCAGAGTGTCGATGTCGGTGCTCTGGCAATGTACATCAACGTTCAGCCACTTCTTGATGCCTTTAAGCTCCTCAAAGCAGGCTGACTTCGCTTTATTTGCGTTGAGCTGGTTATCTTTTGATGGATTACTTGCGTTTATACGCTTAAGTATACCATAAGCCGACAGTTTACCCTGCAACGCCTTAAACGGACGCATCCAGAGGTTGAACGTTTCTCTGTCGAGCTCGTCAGAGAACAGGCTTCTCGAGAAGTTGATAGCAAAGCCGTGTCTCTCGAGCAGGGTATACATCCCCCTGATGTCCTTGCAATTCATGCTCTTGATGAAGTCCTTTAAACCTGCACACTGCTCAGAAGTTGATGCGACTACCTCGACACCATCGATCGCTGATTTTTTGAATCCTATTTCAGCCAAAAAGTTGTTTGTTGTTGTCATAATAGACTACCTCCAATAAATTTTAAAATTTGAGCTTTAAAGCTCTATTCAAGCCCACGAGCCGACGGCTCACGGGCTTTATATAAAACTTTAAAACTACCCTGCTTAATTCAGGGCGTTTAAAGATTAAGCCGTTTTTAGTCGTATCAGCAGAGCCTTGCAAGCTCGAAGGCTGTAGTAGGCACAGTAAACCTCTACTCCACAGGGCATCACGCCTGTTTCTTTGCTCAGTTTGGCTCTCTGCTATTCCAATACCGCAATGGTACGATTGCTTACTGCTTCAATCGTCAGGGTATAGCTCGCCCATAAAAAGCGGGGTCATCGCCGATACTCGCTGAAATTTCAAGCAGAGCCTGAGTTACTGCTGATTATATCACCTATTCAGGCTGTAACAATGGGACGTCAGCGGTATTTCACGCTATCTATAATAGCAGTGATATTTCACACAACTATATCAACACTTTTTGTTGTGAGTGCTGAAGCTATAGATGCCCATTGCTCAGGGGCTGATAGTATGAGTTTTTCAAGTTACTGAAGTTTAAAGAGGTTCTGCTCTATGCTACTACATATCACAGGGCTTGATATTTGCTGTGGGTCACTGTATTGTGTAACCCCTTGCCCTGTCGACAATGATAGTATAAGCTATATTGAATTAAAAGTCAATAGCTTTTTTGAAAATATTTAAAATCTAAAAAATGCTTTTTTCTTATAAAAAGGAAGCAAGGGTCAAATGCAAGCTATTTTGATAAGCTTGCATGAGGGGGTTAATAAAAAATATTTTTGTGCCCAGAACGCCGAAGAATCAAAGAGTAACACCAACTTTCACATCCGCCCTATTTTCGCAATCTTTTCTTCCGCTCCCCTCCCCTTTTTCATCCACGCATCGTCACTTTTGCAAAAAATGCGATTCTTTGTAACGCAAGCTTTTAGGCTTATGAACGCAAGGTTTTTTGGTGACGCCCCCGAAAGAAAGCTTGTATTTCGCACATTTGTAAACTTTTTGTGAACGCATTTCTCAAAGGCATAAGCATTTAACGCCGACTTAATCCGCCGCCAGAAAGCGACACGCAACCGTGGCGCCATTTCAGCCCCAACGATCAATCTGAGTCCCATCCTGCAATCGTGCGCTCAGCACGCTTCGTGCTTGTGCTTAATAGATTTATGCCTTAAAAATAATTGTCAAAAAACGCATAGGTATTTTCTAAAAAGCTTGACATTTAGCCAAAAATGGTGTATAATATGTATATAAGGACAAGGGTGATAAACCCCATAGATAAAAGGAGATAGACATATGAGACATTACAAAATCAAGCACGCCCAGCAGGTATTCAGTGGTTCGACCGCCCCAAAACTTGAGTGCAACGTTATCGACATTGGCGACGCCGTAAAACCAAAGCGCCCCGAAATCGAGAAGCGTCCACGCAACAATTCGCCGTACACCTCACATGGCAAACCCAAGGCAACCCCTGGCGATCCAATTCGAGACATGGCGGATATCCAAAAGGCAAAAGAGTTCTTGCTCAACAACGGTAAGACTAGACGCATCAGGCTTCGTAACTACATGTTCTTCACCCTCGGCATTTCAACGGGACTCCGTGGTGGCGACTTAGTTAAAATCAAGATTGGCGATGTGATTACTGAGGGCGGTAGATTTAAAAGCTATATCAGCTTGTTCGAGGAAAAGACCTCTAAGCACAACAATCCAAAGCTTAATTCATCATGCCGTGAAGCAATCAAGACATATCTCGACTACATCGGCGACTACTCCCTTGAAGACTATCTGTTCAAATCCGAGAAAGGCGGTTGTCTTGACCAATCACAAATCTATAGAATCATTCATTCGCTTCAAACCGACCTTGGGCTACCATACCACTTGAGCGCACATAGCCTCAGAAAGACCTTTGGCTACTGGACAATAAAGATGCACCCCGACGATTCAAGAGCTCTTGTGACACTCCAGAGAATGTTAAATCACGATTCACCCGAGACTACACTGATTTACTGCGGAATAACTCAAGACGACAAAGACGCATTCTACGATGACATGGATACACTGTTCGATGAGGCTACAACCATATAACTTCTCGCTACAGGTCTAAGACGTTTATACGAAAGCCGACATAAGCCGGCATAAGCAACTTGACAAATCACAGTACGCTGTGCATAAAATGGGCACAAATCTCAAGCCTTGCCAAATCAAGGTTCAATGCAGTTCTAGCTGACAGTAATTAAGCAAAGAAAATCCTGCCGCATTGAATTGGCAACAAACTTGAGTGCGTTTGTCCGAAGTGGCAGGTCACTGGAGATTAAACTCTGCTACTGGTCTTGTGAATGCAGGCGCACCTATAGGTGAAAATTTGCAAGCCCCCTGATTTGCTTGGCATAAGAAAAGAAAGAAAAGAAAGAAGCAAAGAAAAGAAATAAAAGAATTATTATATTATAATATATATATATATTAATTCTTAAATCACTAGATTTATCTAGTGATTTAAGAAGAGACAATAATCTAGTATTATAACTATTCTTGAATAATAAATATAAGATTATTGTCTCTAAAAAGAAAGAATAAATAAGAAAGAAAAGAATTAAATCAATGCCAATATCTTTCAAAACCATTTGACGGTTAAGACCAATAAAGGAGAAAGATATGGCATTAAACAAATTATACTATGTGTACGGACTTGATACTGCGTGCCTTTATGCACCAGAGGAAAGTGCTATTGAACAAAAGATTATCAAGGCACGTTGCCTTCGAGCTACGCTCAAAGACAGAATTGCAAAACAAAAGATAACCCCTTGTCTTTGTAAAGGCAAAAGGCCCATAGCAAACAAAGACAGCAAAACCCCATACGTTGGAAAACATCAGAAGCGTCTGCGTTTTCTCAACGATTACATAGCCAGTCACAAGGCATTACTCAAACAAGAGCTTGCTAAAAACGTGTCGCTTACACGAACCGTGATACCTGACAAGCTCAATATACGTCGCCAGATTTCAATATTTGGCTCTTCCCTTACAAGATATTTCAACCTAAAGGAAAGAGAGCTTAACGAAGAAATCGTAATTGTAAAAGTTTATTTCTTCGATGTTGCCAAGAGTATTGTGAAGAACGGATTTTACATGAACGGTCACAAATACGTTTTCTTCTCAAGCAGTGCGGGGCAAATCAGAACTAAAAAACTTGTAGCTGTTCGTGAAGATTTACTCAACAAGTATTGGAACGCATTGACGGCGGGCTTGACAATTGAAAAGATTAATGAGCAAGGTGGCATGAATGTAAATAAATTTCTTGCCTACCTTGCTCTTTGTAATTCAGCTACTGATTTATGGTGTGACTTCAACATTGATGAGTGTATTGTAGTTGACGACTTTGAAACTCTTGTACATGGTACGGTTGATTTTATAGACGATAAGACCTATAGGATTGAAAGACAAGAAATGAATATACCGATCACGCACACCGATGGCTGTGGAATGATACTTCCAGAACTGAGTACAAAAAATTTCATGACAAGATTGCCATGGGTCAAAGGTCTGCTAGCAAGTTTTGACTTTGTGAAGTTTATCAAGGATAATAATTGCGACCCCGTGATTACTGACGTCTACGGCGATAAGCATAATATCCTTGAGGAAAATATCAAAATCATATTTACCAAGAGTCAGTTCAAAATGTGGAAATATTATTCAAACTGGGGTGAATATAAAAACAACTTCAAGAAATATGGAAGCACCGCAGGTAAGTGTAACATAGAAGAAGGATACATCCCATGTGCAACGATCAACTACCAAATGATACAGACACTAATTGATACCACTGACAATGAGATAGCCGCACTTGCCCATAAGAGCATGAACGATATTCGCAACCTCGCAACCGATAAAGCAACAATGCTCAAGGTTTTCGGAGCTACAAGCTACAACAAAAATATGAACGGCTTTCAAAAATGTCTTAAGTTATATCCCGAGCTTTTATCAGACCCATATTCTCGTGCCACCCTTAAAGACATCAAACATAGCCTTGAGACCGATCAGTGGGCGGCTAAATTCAAAACAAGCGGTAAATATACGTTTGTTGTTCCAGACCTTTATGCGTTCTGCGAATATTTATTCTTACATATATCAAATCCTAAAGGACTTTTAAGCAACGGTGAAGTAAGTTGCAAACTGTTCAAAGATAATATCGAGCTTGATTGTTTACGTTCGCCGCACCTCTACATCGAACATGCCATAAGAACAAATCGTCATGTTGACAGTTGGTTTAATACAGATGCAATCTATACAAGTTGCGCCGACTGCATATCGAAAGTTTTGCAGTTCGACAACGACGGAGACAAACTATTGGTGATTCCAGATGAAACACTAATAAACCTTGCTAAACGAAACTTGCAAAAGTATGACATAGTACCGCTCTTCTATAACATGGCTAAGGCGGGGGCAAAAGAACTTACTCCCGATAGCCTGTACGACGGATTAATATGTGCCTACACTGGTGGCAATATTGGCGAAATAAGCAACGCCATTACCAAGGTTTGGAATAGCGGAGTAATCGACCAAGAAAAAATCAATGTTGTTAAATGGCTCTGTATGGAGAATAACTTCGTCATAGACTACGCCAAGACCTTGTATAAACCTGTTCGTCCTGATTGGGTAAACGAAATTATTTCTAAGCACGTCAAGAGCAGAGTCCCACATTTCTTTCAATATGCTAAAGGCAAAGAAATCAATCAAGTAGAAGAAAGAGGTTTAAACACGGTTGACAGAATTAAGTCGTTGACCCCCATACAAAAGCTTAACTTTAATTTTAAGAACGACAATGTTGGAAAGTTTGATTATAGATTTCTGCTAAAAAACGAAGAAATTGAAGTCGATGAGAATGTGCTTCAACGCTTTAGGGATATATCAAGCAATCTAAGGTTTTGCGACTCAGATGGAACGGCACTCAACTACCAAGCCGTATACGATCAAGCAAAAGAAGAAATGCTTATGCTCGGTCATAACATTGACGATGTCGTAGATATGCTTGTAGAGGATTTATTTCACAGTAGACGTGTTGAAAAGAAAAAAGCATTTTGGGAAATGTTTGGCGAAGTTGTGTACGAACATTTGTCGAACAATTTATCACAAAATTATATCCAGTGTGCCCACTGTCAGAAAAGATTTTATCGTGAAAACCCGAAACAAATTTACTGCAACAAATGCCAAAACAAGAAGTCCATCAAAACAAATACCAAGATTCTTCAATGTGCAGGTTGTGGCAAAACCATAACAGTAAGTACAAGATGCCATCGTGAAGCCTACTGTCCTGAGTGCAAAATTCATGCAAGAAATGCGGCAAGACTGAGGGCATATTATAAAAATAAGCATCTTGTGTAGTACAACAAAACTAAAACGAAATCCCCGTAAACGACGTATCTACGTTGTTTGCGGGATTTTTTTGTATATAAATTTCAAAAAATTACACCCCTTATGGAGAGGAAAAGTCAATATACAAAGAACGGGCTGTCCTACGCTAGCGTTATAATCTTATCAAGTGCGCAGTTATAAGTTAGGATATATCTCCAAAAATATAGAACAAAAGGATTAGATAAATGATTGAAATTAACAAGTGGGAAGAAAAACAATTAAGAAAGACTATACCGAACCTGTGCGTTGCAAGAACTGGTAAAAGTAAAAAGGCTAAGCGTGGTAAAATATATGCTGAGCCTACACGCAAGTTGTTATCTACGCTAAAACGGATTCGTGAAGTTGACTACATTAACTAAGGGCAAATGGTGGATATATGAGTTATAAATATCAACGTTATGAAAACGAAAGCCCTGAAGAATTGATATTCAGGATCTGTAGTCACAAAAATGAAATTGGTACATGGAGCGACGTAGGTAGGGTGTTGAACGAATTACTTGGTGAAAACTATACCGAGTCTGCTTACCGCAAAAAATATCAGAGCTTTGAAAAAATGTTCTCAGGCAATCAGAAACTGTTTTCTGATAATGAAGAAGTCTTATCGGAAATATCAGAACAAAGACGTGAGCTTGAAAAAGAAAAGATTAAATTCCGTGATGAAAGAAACGCTTGGAACAAACAGAACCGCATTGCGGCAAGAACTGAGCAAAAATTAGATTATCTTGAAGAACAGCTTGTCTCCATGGGTAAAGTGAATTTTAGCAATCATACCACACCTGTAACAGTTAGAGGCAATTCAGATTTGCTTATTACAATTAGTGATATTCACTATGGACTTAATTACAACAATTACTTTGGGACGTATAATTCTGACATATGCAAAAACTATCTTGCTAAATATCTCGAAAAGATTATAAGCATTGGATCGCGTCATAAGGCAAGAAATATTCACGTCGTAATGTTGGGCGATATAATTTCTGGCTCAATACATAAGTCGATTCAAATTGCTAACCGTGAAAATGTCATAGAGCAGATTAAAGGTGTGTCTGAGTTATTGAGTTCATTCGTATATGAACTGTCGAATCATTTTGCAAAAGTCACAGTCACAAGCGTATCAGGAAATCATTCGCGTCTTGACAAAAAAGACGAAGCACTTCATGACGAAAGGCTCGACGACATCGTTTCGTTCATAATGGAAAAGTCATTAAGCAATGTTGACAATATCAGTTTTCAAACTTACTACAATTTTGATACAAGCATAGCAAGTATTAAGATATGCGGCAAATTGTATTTTCTTGTACACGGTGACTATGATACACCAAATGAGACAGGCGTAATGCGCCTATGTAGTATGGTTGGAAACATCCCGTATGCAATAGTTATGGGCCATAGACATTCGGCGGCGTACAATGAAATCAACGGGATTGTTATTGTGCAAAGCGGTTGTTTGTGCGGAAGTGGCGATGACTATACGATACAAAAGCGTCTTAGTGGTTTGCCGAGTCAGACAATTTGTGTATGCTCCGAACATGGCATAGATTGTATGTACCCAGTGAAATTTTAGCACACTCAATAATCTGTATGGGCAATCAAAAAAATAAATATTCATTGAAGACTTATAATCTTCATGATTACACCAGGAACCCAACACGCCTCCTAGCAGTGCGTACCACGTTGGGTCTTTAAATTAATTTAGAATGTGAGGAAAAATAAAATGGTAAAGAAAGATATTATAACAGCCGTATCAAAGAGAACTGGCTTTACAAGAGAAAATTCTGAGGCTGCTATTAATGCAGCAATTGCGGCAATCGTTGACGCTATCAAATCAAATGAGGAAGTAAGAATTATGGAGCTTGGAAAACTTGAGCCAGTTGTTAGAGCGGCACGCAATAGACATAATCCAAAGACTGGTGAGAAGATGTTTGCTCCAGCCTACAAGAGTTACAGATTCAAGATGAATTCTGTGCTCAAGGATTTTGTCAGAAACAACTAATTATAGCATATTCAAATCTCCTTTTCAGTGTCTTAATATTGACAGATAGAGGACGGCAATAGTCGTCCTTTACATTGCGGAGTAGAGAAAAGGTATCTCGCTTGTTTCATAGGCAAGAGATTATTGGTTCGAGTCCAATCTCACGCAACCAATTGGGGTACGGTTTATGAGGTTTTGTAGACCCATAAAAACAAAACCTAAAATGAAAGAAAGGAGACGCTATGTCAAAGGTATCAAAACTTCCGCCTGTTACGCAGGAAGAGTGGAACAAAGTAAACGACTTTAACAAATTTATATTTGAAGATTTTATAACGAACAGCACAGAGCTATCGCCTAAAACAAAAATTGCTTATGAGTCAAATTTAAAAATTTGGTTTATTTGGGTCAAAGATAATCTTAATAACAAATCTCAGATCGACATTAAACCTTTAGACTTTAAGCGTTTTCAAAACTGGATGGTCAACCGTGGTTGTTCAAGTGCAGATTGTGCAAACAAAAGAGCGGCAATTAGCTCGCTTAATAATTACATAGATGTTTACTATAGGGACGATTATCCACAATTTCGCAATTTTATTAATAAGAGTATAGCACGACCGCCAAAGGCTTTTGTAAACGAGAAGCAACCACTGACAAAAGAGGAATTTGCAAATCTTATTTCTGTTCTCGAAAAACGTGGTGATTGGCAAAAGGTCGCCTATCTTAAATTTACATTAGATACAGGATGTCGCCGTGCTGAGAGCATACAAGTGAAAAAGGATTTTGTAAACATCAAGCCGACCATAAAGCACAAAACCCATATTGACGAAAATGGTAACGAAGTAACAAAAGAGATTAAGTATTATGTTACCCCTACTATTCGTTGTAAAGGAAAGGGTACGGTTGGTAAAGAAAGAAAGTTTAAATTCTCACAGGATACAATGGATGCATTTAAGAAGTGGATTGAAGTTAGAGGTGAAGACGATTGCCCAGACATGTTTATTTCTAAATATGCCGGAAAAGTAAAAGGCATAGCAGAGAACACGTTAAACAATTGGGCTACTCATGTATTTACACCTATCGTCGGTAGACGTTTTCATCCACATCTTCTAAGAGAGTCTAAGGCAACTCAGCTTGCAGTTGAAGAAGGAAAAGACATTTCTGTAATCCAAAGTCTATTAGGTCACGAGTCATCAGAAACTACACAAATTTATATAATCCGTGACGAAACTGATGACCTTGACGAGTTGTTTGAAGAGTAGGTGACGGTATGGGAAGACAAAAACAATCGTTATCTAAGAGACCGTCAGTTGCTACAAAAGAAAGCAAAAAAGAACCTAAGACTAAAAGTATAGTCGAAGAACGTGAGAAAGTAATGACTCCCGAAAAGAAAGAGTACCGATATACATGCCTTTCTTGTCATTGCAGTGCAAACAATCCTGTAAACTTTCCTATTTCATACAGTGTTATATATGCTGGTAACGATCACCGCCTGCCATATTGTCGTGATTGTTTAAACGCTATGTGGGCCATTGTCGCAAAAGATTATTCAGATTATCAGGACATTTACCGCAGGATTTGTATGTACTTCGATATCTATTATAATGCAGAAGTAGCCGAGATAGCTTATAAAGAATCTGAGAGTGAAAAACGTGTTTCAAGATATATCACAAAAATAAATCGTTATCCATATAGCAACAAAACTTACCAAGATACGATTAAAGAAGATATGTCTAAAAGGCATACAGAAAATTTCGATGGATTGTATGAACCAATAGAGAAAACTGTTCCTCATGAAATCATTGACTTTTGGGGAGCTGGATTGGAAAGTGCTTCTGATTATCAAGAACTACAGGCTTCTTATGAAAAGTGGAATTCAGAGGTCGAGTGTTCAAAGCCTTCGCAAAGAATTTTAATTAAACGAATTTGTTTCAATGAGCTTAAAACTCATAAAGCAATGATTGCAGGAGACGACACTACTAAGCTTACCGATGAGCTCAACAAATTACTTGATAGTGCAAAGCTACAGCCAAAACAGGTTAAAGATGTTTCAATAGCCGACGAGAATACATTTGGAACACTTATAAAGAAATGGGAAGATGAAGAACCAATTCCAGAACCGCTCCCTGAGTTTAAGGATGTTGACGGTATTATAAAATATATTAGCGTTTGGTTCTATGGACATCTTGCAAAAATGTTTGGCAAAAGAAACAAATGGGGAAAACTTTACAACGACGAAGTTTCAAAATATACAGTTACTCCACCTGAGTATAATTCCGAAGATGATGACATAGACTTTGAGTCAATCTTTGGCGCAGATGAGTAGGTGATACTTTATGATAGTTGATAAAGTATACACTCAGGATAAAACTATGCAGACGGTAATTGAACGTGCCGCTTATTATAGGGCAAACCCGCATAGGTTTGTCAAAGATTATTTGGGTATTGATTTACGATTGTTCCAAATGATTTTAATAGTCATGATGAACTTTAATACAAATTTTATGTATCTTGCCAGTAGAGGTTAAAATATGGCCTCGCCAATTAGAAACAATTGGGCAATAAGGGAGGAAAATCGAAGAACGCTTAACTGCTAACATCGAGATAATCATTAAGATTGCGAAAGGCTTAATGACATTGTAACGCATAGAGACTGAATAAATATAATGTCTCCACGAGTTCTCCCCACAAACAAGTATAGCTTGTTTTGAAAACCTAACGTTATAACGAGGGTGAAAATATATGCTAATCTGGATTGTATTATCAATCGCTGAAAATGAGGGAAACCTCCAGAGTTGTAGATAAAAAACTACAAGTTAATCACAAATGCAAGGCAAGACCTTTCTATGCGCTATATTTTGTTGCGTTAGATGTATCTTGTACCCTGGCACCAGAATTTGTATTGCTTCTTCTAAACGTGCGCAAGCGTGTGAAGTATTAGAAAAAATTATGACGATATTCTATCCTAATTCCGCTAATTTGCGAAACGAGATAGAAGTTTATAAAAATAACAACACTGAGAATTATATAAAATTCCATAACACCTCAATGATAAAGGTTGTTACCGCAAGTGACAGTGCTCGTTCCAATCGAGCTAACATCCTTATAATTGACGAGTTTAGAATGGTAGACCAAACTATCATTGCAACTGTGCTGAAGAAATTCTTGACCGCTGAACGTGAGCCTGGATTTCTTAATAAGGATAAATATAAAAAGCTCAGAAGCACCGATATCGCTCAATATAATAAGTACAAAGAGCGTAATAAAGAAATGTATTTATCCTCGGCGTATTATAAAAAACATTGGTCATGGGAAAAGACTAAGACATATTGTGCGGCAATGTTGGACGATAAGCGCAGTTATTTCTTATGTGGACTCCCCTACCAACTATCAATTAAAGAGGGTATATTAAATGCGGAACAAGTAGCCGACGAAATGTCTGAGGCAGATTTCTCACAGATAATTTGGGACATGGAAAGTGGATGTTTGTGGCATGGTGAAAGTGACGACGCATTATTTAGCTATTCAAGTTTGATAGATACCAGAGCTATAAAGACTGCTTTTTATCCACATTCGGTAACAGACTATTATCCAGCTTTGAAGAATCCAACAAAGAAAAATGGTGAGATTAGAGTTCTTGCTGTGGACATCGCTGTTATGGCATCGAAGAAAAATAAGAACGATGCGACAGCTATTCATATATTACAATTACTTCCAACTAGCAATAGCCAGTATATTAGAAATTTAGTATATTCCGAAAACTTTGAAGGCGGTCACTCTGAAACACAAGCAATTACAATAAGGCGCCTATTTGAAGATTTGGAATGTGACTACATTGTTATAGATACGAACGGCGTTGGTAATGGCGTATATGATGAGTTGGTCAAAGATTTGGTCGATCCTGTTACGGGTGAACTATATCCTGCCTTTACTTGTATGAATGACGAAACAATGGCGGAAAAATATAAGGGTTCTTCACGCAACCCAAGAAAAGTTATCTATAGTATTAAGGCAAGCGCAAAGTTCAACAGTGATTGTGCATACCTGCTTAAAGATAATTTAATGCGTGGAAAGACAAGACTGTTAATTAACGAAAAGGATGCCGACGATATTTTAAAGCAATCCAAAACATTTAGGGGTTTGGACGAAGAAATAAAAGCGAACATCCTTATGCCATATATACAAACTGCCCTGCTGGTTAATGAACTGGTCAATCTGAAATATGAAACAAACGGCAGTTTGATTAAGATTATGGAACGTGGAAACGAAAGAAAAGACCGATATTCTGCGCTAGCTTATGGTAATTATTTTGCCACCGAGTTAGAGAGGACTATCGTAAAACACAAAAAAGCAAAGCTAAACGACAATTTCATTTTTGAATTTAGAGCGCCGTCTTTGCGTACAAGTTAGGGGTGAATAAATGCCAAATACAGAAAAGAAAGAAATTATGGTCTGGGATAAAAGCATGGGTAACTTTGCACGTCTTGGTGAAGTACCAATTAGAAACTTGAATCAAGATTACTATATTAATCGATCTTCTATTCATTATACCAAATACAAAAAAGAAGATGTGGTCAAATGGTTTACCGATCCTGAAGCAAACGAAAAGAATTTGAGAAGTGCTTCTATCTACCTTTACGAAGTAAGCCCACATTATCGGAGACTAATTAACTATTTTGCCAAGCTTCATACAATGGCATATATTATTGAACCTTATAAACTTGACCAAAGTAAAAAAATAGATACGGCTAAATTAAAAGAAACATATATAAAGATTTGCAACTACATTGATAAAATGAATTTAAAACACGAGGCCGTTAAAATATTAACAACGTGTTTTAGAGAAGACGTATTCTATGGCTATGTTTACGAAACGACCGACTCATACTATATAAGAAAAATGCCGCCTGACTATTGTAAAATTAATCGAATAGAGGACGGATGTTTTTTATATCAATTTGACTTCTCTTATTTTACAAGTCATAAAGAGGACTTGGAATCGTTTGGCGAAGAGTTTATTGAAAAGTACGAGCTGTATAAAACACATCGCTCAATGCGTTGGCAAAGTTTGAGTAGCAAACGCACTTTTTGTTTAAAGGTAAATGAGGATATTAATTTCCCAATGCCACCTTTTATTGGTGTATTTGCGGGTATATTTGATATTGATGATTATAAAGGATTGCAAAAGGCTAGAACTGAAATAGGAAACTACAAAATCTTATCATTAAAAATTCCAATGGAAGACGGCGATTATAAGATGGAGCAGGAAGACGCCCTTATGTACTATAACAATTTGTTAAAGGTATTACCTGAAAATATTGGCGCATTTCTAACCCCTATGGACGTTGAAGACCATGACTTTCAAAAATCAGGCAATGTTGATATAGACAATGTTGGCGACGCAACTAAAACCTTTTGGAATGATGCTGGCGTATGTTCATTGATTTTCGGTGGTGATAAACAAACCTCTGCAACACTTTCGGTTTCTATTAAGTCAGACGAACAAATGGTTTTTGCTCTAATGAACCAGTTTGGACGTAATATAAATCGACTACTTAAACAGGTAGACGGCAGATACAAATTTAAGATTCAATTTCTCGATGTAACTTATTATAATCAGCAGGAAACATATAAGTCATATCTCAATGCCGCCCAAGCAAGTTTACCAACAACAACTATGGCGTGTGCGGCGTTAGGAGTTGCGCCAATTGATATGATGAATATGAATTTTCTTGAGGATGATATACTACATATCAAGGAAAAATTTGAACCTCTTAAAACTTCATATACACAATCTAGTGGAGAGGCTGGTGCGCCAACTCAGGAAGAAAAAGGCGAGCAGTTATCTGACGCTGGTGAAAATACACGAGACCATAATTCCAATCAAGAATACTAGGTGAAGCTTATGAAGTTTATATATACAAAAGATATTGATATAAAAAACAAACTTGTTGCTAAAGGTTTTAGACTATTGCAGACCTTTGACAACAAGATTTTTGTTTTTGAAAACAATTGTAGTTCTACCTTTACAAAAGACGAGCTTACAAAGATTGTTTATAGTAACACTTTTTGTATGAGGGGGTGAACAAAACGAAGAAACAAAATTTGCCTATAAATTACTCCATAGATAAAGATTTTAAATCGGACAAGTTTATCAAACTGCGTATGCGGATTTGTCACGATGGAATAAATTATAACAATTCTAAATTTACCATTGAAAATCTTGAGGAGAAAAAAGATAGTTTAGCTAATTCACCAATACTTGCGTATATGTACTTTGATGAAAATGGTGATCCGCAATTTGGAGAACACAATTTTGAAATTGAAAAAGACAAAGTACACGACGGCGAGGCTAAAATTATATATACCGAAACGCCAGTTGGTGTTATTCCAGAGACAAATAATTTTGAAGTTGTCAATGAGGATGGCATCAACTATATTTATGCTGACGGATATATATGGAAGAAATATTCCAATTATTGCGAAGATATTCTCAATCGTTATGATGAAATAAGAATCTCGATGGAAGTGAATATTTTAGCTTATTCCTATAACACCACAGATAATGTATACGATATTACAGATTTCAACTATGCGGCAGTAACGTTGTTGAATGAAGGTATTGATACAGGTATGAAAAATGCGAGAGCGACAATTGAAACTTTCTCACAATCTGTGGAATCCGAAAAAGATTTGTCCTTTATGATGCAAGAATTAAATAAAGACCTTGCGGATAATAAAGAAGATTTTACGAAAGGAGATGTGAAACAGATGGATAAGGAACTTATAGAAAACATTCTCAAAGAATATAAAATGAAAATCGACGATATTTCTTTTGACATCACAGATGACATGACTGAGGAAACATTTAGATCTCAGCTTGAAACAATGCAGGCTAATTCTAAAGGAGCCGAAGACGGGGCTAAGCCTGATGATGAGTTTAAGGCTTCTAAAATCGAAGCTCCCGTTACAATGTTTGCAACCGTAAATCAGAAGCGAGAGATGATAAGAAACGCAATTCCAAAAGACAGCAGTGAATATGACGAAGATAAAAATCTCGTTAGGTCGGTAGATTATTGGCTTGAAGACTTTGATGACAATTATGTTTATATGTCAATTTATTCATATGAACGCGGTAATGGCTCTTCTTCAAAGATGGGGCGCTTTGCGTATTCCATTGACGAGGCTGGGGTTGTAACAATTGATAGTAATTATGTAGAGGTATTCAGAAGTTGGGTCACAGCAGAGGAAATGGCTGCACTTGACGCACTTAAAGAAGAAAATAGTAAGCTCAAGTCAGAGGTAGACGAGCTGAATGAATACAAAGAAACTGTTGAAAAAGAAAAGGTTGAAACAGCGGCTTCAGAAATATTTAATGATTTTGAGAATGAGTTATCTGGCGTTGACGAGTTTTCTCTTCTTAAATCCGAGCATGACGGCATGACTGCTGAACAAATATCTGCACAGTGTTACATGCTTCTGGGTAAGAAAAACAAGAAGTCAACCAAAGCAACTAAGGAAAGCAAGACTGTTACATTTAGTTTAAATGGTCAAGCAGAGTCTGTGGACGAGCCTTGGTACAAAGAATTATACGATAAGTATGGAAAATAATTAAGGAAAGAGGTAATAAAACATGGCAACAAAACACGCTATTGTTAGAACTGATAATCTGTCAGGTACTATAGATGGTTCTAAGCTGATTTCAGCTAAGTTTTACAGCGGCTCTGATCCGGCTGCTATTGACAACGGAAATGTTGTATCTATTTCAGACGAGCTTATAAACAGAGAAACATATAAGGTAACTGCACCTACAGCGGCAGATACAAGAGCAACAATTGGTCTGGTGGCTTCTGTAGAGACTATGTATGACGAGCAGAGACATCACAACCTTGAGGATTTTACAAATGAGGCTGACTCACTGATTAGAGTGTATGCCCTTGAAACAGGAGACGAGTTCTCTGTAACTAAGGAGGCACTTGACGGCACAGTTGCTAAAGATAAGTACGTCAAGCTGACAGCGGACTCAACAAAGCTTACTGCAACTGACACTGCTACAGGTGCCATTGGTAAGATAGTTGCTGTCGAGATTGTAAACCCTGATACATACTACGTTATCAAGGTTAAGTAATTATAGGGAAAGGAGACACTATAATGGATACAAACGAGAAAATTGTTTCCCTTGCTGTAAATCTGTACAAGGGTAATCCTGTTGGCGAGTTTTCACAGAGCGACTCAATGGAGACACTGAGAAAAGCACTGGTTGCCGCTAACAATGGTTCTACAAAGATTTCATATAAAGATATAAGAGATGGTAAATGCAACGGCGTGTTTGCCATTGTTGAGGAGGTTATTCAGAGAACCGTAGTTGACGGTATTCAGGGTGACGAGTTCTTCATGAATATGGTTGACTATAGAAACGTGAAACTCGGTGACGAGAATGACTTCTACGTTCCATCAAAGGCACTCTTTGTTGTTTCTGAAGTTGCAAACGGTGTTCAGTCACTCAGACGTCAGAGACTTAATGGTGGTGAACATGTAACAGTTAAGACTTCTCTTAAAGCTGTTAAGATTTATGAGGAACTCAATAGAGTTCTTTCAGGTCGTGTAGACTTTAATACTTTTATCGACAGAGTGAGTGAATCTTACAAACAGCAGATGAGAGCCGACATCTATAATGCTTGGTGTACATATGTTGGCAATGGTTCAACCTATTTCCCTGTAGCTGGTACATATAGCGAAGATGGTCTGCTTGAGATGGTAAACCATGTAGAAGCAGCAACTGGCAAGTCTGCAACAATCATCGGTACAAAGGCAGCACTCAGAAAGATAAAGATAGACACAGTATCTGACGAGGCTAAGTCTGATATGTATAACATTGGTTACTACGGTAAGTTTAATGGTACAAACTGCGTTAAGGTAAATCAGATACATAAACCAGGTACAACTGATTTCCTGCTTGATGACAAGAAGCTTTATGTTATTGCAACAGACGATAAGCCTATTAAGGTCGTTACTGAGGGTGAGCCAACAATTATTCTTGGCAATCCTGCCGATAATGCCGATCTTACACAGGAGTTCTTCTATGGCGAGAGCTACGGCGTTGGTATTGTAATGGCGGATCAGTTCGGCGTTTACTCAATGTCATAATAAAAATATTAATATGCAGAGAGTCCAATGCTCTCTGCATTTTTTTGAATGAAAGGAATAAATATGAGTACAACAAAAAGTACAACATCTAAAGGTGTAGCTACATCGAATACAACCAAGGGGGCAACCACTAAAAAAGCCTCTACTTCTGAGTGTAAGAAGGTAGAGCACAAACAATTACCGCTTGATACAATGGTAGCATGCACAAATATGACTAGTGGCAAGCTAATTTATATAAGTACAAGACAAATGGGTTTCACTATTGAGTGGGAACACGAAGGAGATGTAGAATACATTGAACTTGGTGAACTTGTAACTATGCGCAATTCTCAGCGAGCATTTTTTGAAAAGAATTGGATTGCAATTGAAGACCCTGAAGTTAAAAAGTTCCTACGAGTAAATGCCTACTATGATGGTATTCCGTCAATAGACGATTATGAAGACCTATTCAATAAGCCAGATTCTGAGATATTGGAGATCTTAAAAGGCGTTCCAGATGGATTTAAAGAAATCTTAGCAAATAAGGCTAGCAAAATGATAAGCGATGGTACGATAGATTCTCGTAAAACAATTGCATTACTAAAAAGCGAACTTAACTTGGATATTGAAGAGTAATGGAGGTGTATGATATTGGCTACACCTTATAGTGAAATAACCGACAGCTTTGTTGGTATTGTAACAGAGTACAAGTTTTTTAATATTTTAAAGGAAGACCGTGACGAATGGCTTACTGATATAATGGACAGAGCTTGTGCAAGATTTAGAAAATCATGTCGTAAAAATCTTGACGACCGAAATGAAGAATTGCGTCAATTTAATGCCACACTTGATGCAGATGAGATTGACATTATTCATCAGTTAATGATTGCCGAATGGTTAAGACCTCAATTATTCTCCTGTGAAAATCTCGAGAACAGACTAAACACTAAAGATTATTCAGAGTATTCACCTGCAAACCTATTAAAAGAAATTCGTTCTACCCATGAGTATGCGGTTGATGAAGCAAAGAACATGATAAAGAATTATACTTTTTCATTCCGTGATTTGGGGGACAAAATAGATGGCAAATAATAATTTATATATTAACTATTTGAATTCTTTAATCTCCAAGGTATATAAAATTCTTCCGATGAAAGAAGAACAAAATACTACAACGGAAGCGTACATATCAAGTTTAATTTTTGAGCTACATGGCTTTGAAAATTTACTGAACGAATATCACAACGATGCGAGAATACTTACAATTATATGTATACTTGAGTCTCTTAAAGAACCTAACATTTCGCATGAGGTTTACAAAAGTGAAGTCTTTAAATGTATTAGCCTGATTGAACAAATTCTACGGGGGTGAGAGCAATCAATAAATTTGACTTGTATAACAGGGTGACTTTATCTGATGGCACAACCCCAAAAGAGAGAATGATTAATCATTGCAAAAATAATATCATTTATAAATCACGGCGCAGTCCTTCACGCAAAAGTGTTCTTATTGACAGCGAACAAAAAGATGTGGTAATAGTATCAGGAAGCAATAACCATGTAAAAACGATTTGTGCTTTGCCAAACGACATTATCTATGATGGACAAATTGTTGAATGGGAAAAATCACATTGGTTAATCTCTGATGTTGATATTGAATCTTCGGTTTATTATAAAGGAGTTATACACCAATGCAACATTAATTTACGTTGGCAAAACAAGGATGGCGAAATTATAAGTCGATGGTGCTATGCTGAAACGAATACCGCAGACGGTATCAAAGAGGGTAATACGTTAAATTTAACCGACGGCAATTTAACCTTGCATTTACCCCTAGACAATGAAACACGTCAACTTCGTTTAGATAGGCGCTTTTTATTAGATATAGAAAAAGACAATCCGACGGCATACAAACTTATTAATCGTAATGTTGTAAGCGGAATATATGATGAAAATCATGAACATGGTGTGTATATCATAACACTACAAAAGTCCGAACGATCGCACGATCGTGATAACTACGAATTGATGATTGCGGATTACTTTAAGCCTACCAAAGATAAGTCGGTTGGAATAAACTGCGCAATTAAATTTGATGGCTCCCCTACCATTAAGGCAGGCGGGTACTATAAAAGTTTTAATGCTGTATTCTATGATAAGGATGGTTCTGAAATATCGCAAGAAGCGATATGGAATGTAGCCGTTATTGACGAACATAAGAAATATTTTTCTATCGTTAATGAGGGTTCTACAATAAAAATCAAAGCCGACAACAATGAGGGTATCATTGGCTCAAAGATTAAAATTGAACTATGTAACTCGGCTCAAAATTGTTCTGCCGAACTTTATGTAAAGGTGGTGGCAATTTTATGACACCGTCTGGACAAATAAAAAAATACAAACAGCAATTAATATCATTGTTTGTGAATAATGAAAAAATCGTAAAGCTTATCAATGAAAAAGATATATCTAATCCTGAAGATTTGATATACCACAATTTCTTTAATTTTATCCGAGTGCCAGAAACTATTGATGAGGAACGTAATTATATTTGCGTTAAAATAGATGTGCCCGAAGTCTATACTTCAAGTCTGTTTTTTAAGCAAATCATAATAACAATCTATGTTGTTTCACATCAAAAGCAAATGGTTACGGAATTTGGTGGGGCACGTCCTGACTTAATTGCGGAACAAATTGAAGAAATTCTAATTGATTATAAGGGTATCGGCAAGAAAAAGCTTGTAGAAATCTCAAATGTAGAAAAAGATTTGGGCGATAGACACAGATGTCGTATCTTAAAATTCAAAGCCGAAGATATGTCAAAAAGTAGGTGTGCTATGTAATGGCAAATCAAAGTCTGCTTGATCTTAAAACTTTTAAAATACGAGATTGGATTTCTATAAAAATTCCAACTCTCGGCGAGTATCGAAAATTGAAAAACATTTCTGAACTCGTCAATATGTTTACGACAACTCCATCGGCACACATGATTGAACTTGATGATATGGGTATCGACTTCACTCAAATCAGTGATTACGAATTTTTCTTGAAATTGTTCGATACCGCATTCGTGAAGCCTCAAGTATTAATGACCTGCGATATGTCAGATGATGATAAAATTAACCTTTTATCAACACTGCAAATTATCGACTCAAATGAACTTTTTGACTGTGTAGATTTTAATTCTTGTTACATAGACAATGAAAATGGCTTAAAAACTATCAAGGATATCGAGGGCAATCAAATTATTGACGAATTTATTTATATGCAGATATCCAGCGCTTTATGCGAAATATTCAACGTAAAAAAATATAAGCGTAAACCGGGTAACAATACTGCAAAAGAATATATTCTTGAACGTGAACGTGAAAAAGCAGAAATAGCAAAACGCCGTAACAAACAGCTCCAAATGTCCGACGACATCTTAGACGGCGAAATTGTTGCATTGGTATGTCACCCAGGTTTCCCTTACGACTTTGATAGTATTAACAATATTTCTATTTACAACTTTTATGCCTGTGTTAAACAGGTTATAAAGAAAGACCAATACGATAAGTTGGTCACTGGGGCTTATTCAGGTTTTGGTACAGTTAAACTTGATAAACTTCCAGAAGATAAATTAAATTGGTTATCGTGGAGATAGGCTCAACCGCAAGGCTTGAGTCTTTTTTATTTTTAAGGAGGAAAAACTATGGCTATTCAGATTAATGGTTTTACCATTACTTCCCTTGAGAAGATACATGGCTATGACAGAGTATCTGGCGTTTGTGAGTTTCTGCTTGACGAGCTTAAGTCTGCTAAGATCGCAAATACTGAGGATACAACAGATATCACAGGTAAGGGTGATAGAGTTCTTAAGCAGATTAAGAAGAATAAGTCCACAACTGTAAGTGGTGAGTCTGCACTGATTTCAGGCGGTCTGCTTGCGGCTCAGACAGGTTCTTATGAAGAGGTTGGCGATGTTAATATTAGATTCCCTGATGTTATCAAGGTTGAAGACACAACTTCCTGTAAGACAAAGTTTACGGCTCTTGGCGCAGTCGGAGCTGAGATTATTGACCTCAGAGTTATGGCTCCAAACGGTGCGCTTCTGCCTATCCATTATACACAGTCAACTGGTGAGGCTGACGCCACACACTTTAAGTATGAAGCAGCTACAAAGACGCTCACACTTCCTACTGATACAACAAACATTTCAGTTGGAACTTCAATCGTAGTTTTCTATGATTTCAAGACAACAGGTTCTAGGGTTATCAATAAGTCCGACGTATTTGGTAAGACACTTTATGTTGCAGTAGATTGTCTTGCTACCGACGTTTGTGACAACGAGTACAAGTGTCAGTTCATCATTCCAAGAGCACAGTTCTCTGGTACGTTTGATATTGACATGGGCGGTGACCAGACAATTCAGGCTTTTGAGGCCACAACACTTGTTGATACTTGCCAGGGTACTGCAAACGGCGAACTCTTTGAGTTCATTGTATATCAGGATCCAGAGGATTAAGGTAAGGTGTAGAGCAATTGTCTAAAACCAAATACCTTAATGAATGTAGGTTATGTGGAACGCACTACCCTGCCTGTAGCTATTGCGATAGCACCAAAGAATCAAATAGTTGGCGCAAGGTCGCTTGTTGCTGGGGGCATTATCTTGCACTTCAACCGATGATTAAATACGACCAAAAGTCGTTATCAAAAGAAGAGGCGAAAGAGGAAATAAACAGTGTTATTAACCTTTATGGTAAATTTGAAGTATCAAGCACCATGAAGAAATTGTATGACGACATCATGTGTGATGAAGCAAAGCCTGCAATAAAGAAAAAGCAGAAAATAATAAATGCAAATAAATAACGTATCGGGCTTGTAACAAGCAAGCCCTTTACTTTATTGAGGATAAAAGGATGAAAGCTAATCATATTTGCAAATATAGCAAATGTAATTTGGGCAACAATGGACAACCAAAACAATATTATGCCTGTGACTATTGCGATCGAATTAATTCTTGGAAATCCATAGCGTGTTGTAAAGAACACTTTGATTTATATATAGAAGAAGAACTCGAGCGTAAATCTATGCTGAATAAAATCAATATGTTGCCAAAGCGTATCGACATGAGTGAGGACGAAATAAAGGAGCTTTATAATATTCCAGCCGACGTTGTACTTGAAAAGACCAACCAAGAACTTCAATATTATAAAGACAAATATGGCATTGACAATATTAACGAGGTTGTTGACAAAATAAACGACGAATTAAATAAGGAGGGTAGGTTATAAAAAATAGCCTACCTATTTTTTTCAATACGAAATTATATTTTCTATGTTTGTAATGTGAGGTGAAATTATGCCAAGATTAAAAAGCTTATCAAAAGAACAGGCAAAACAAATTGCTAATATCAACAAAACAATAGCCGAAAAGGTTGGGGTCGCTTTGTCGAAAGCAATGCAAGGCGAATTCCAAGAAAAGGCTAAAAAAATCATGCACGATAAAGTCGTTGAAGATGTGTACTCGTATACCCCAGTAGTATATAAACGTCGTGGTACAAATGGTGGTATGGCCGACGAAGATAATATTCAGGTGCTTTCCAATGAAGTTACAGTAGCACCACGCAAGAGTAGTAACAGAATATGGGCTGAAGATACAAAAGGAACTGAGACCAGAGTTTATGGTAAAAATGGCTACTTTGTCAAACAACGAGGTAACTATATAAATATGGATTACAGAATTTCGGGTAACTTTTCTTTTGCAAATATCACTCCGCCAAATGATAGTGTATTCGGAACTCCCATTGATTATAGTTCTGATCCAACAATTTTATCGGCTTGGATTGACCAAAATGCTGTTCCAGATCTAAATGATATGTCTCGAAAATTTAATGGACATCCAAAGCATTTTATAAAAGATACTTACGATGAATTTTATGTTAGCGGGCTTGCCAAAGATATTATAATAAAAGGCTTAAAAAAAGAGTTTAAATAAGGACGGTGAATGAATAATGGCAGGATATATAGGCGACGTAAATATTAGGGTCAATGCCGACCTTAATACTAAGGATATGGAAAGGGTCTTGAAAGATTTCACCCCTACCATTGAAATAGAGCCCAAGGCAGATAAGTTAAAGAAATCACTTGAAAATGAATTAACCAAAGCTTTTGCAAAAGTTAAAGACCTAAAAGACGAATTTGATAATTCTACTTTTAAAGCAGACAAAACCAATTACAACTTTTCGCAGTTCTTTGATACCTTTAATAGCAGTCAAATTTATGGTAAGGGTAACAAAGATAAAATACAGAACAGGCTTAACTACTATATAAAGAAAGCAAATGAAATGCACGATGTTGCTCAAAGGCTTTCTAATAGCAAACTCGAGTTTGACACCTCTTTATCGTCACTTGGTTTAAGTTATAGTGACATTGGGCTATCTGAAGATCAACAGCAGTGGTTAAAATCCGTTGAAAAATCTTACGAGACTGCGGCACAAAAAGCGCATAAAGTAATAAATGGAGTTATATCTCGATATAACAAAGAACATCCTGATGATAGCTTGCAGATAAATCCATTAAATGCGAACTTCGGCGATGTATCAAAACTATATACAACAAGTTTACAAACGTCTATAAAAACAGCATTTAAAAGAATTAATGCTACGGGATTAGACCCAAGTAAACTTAGTACAAAAGATATAGACTTACAAACCAAGAGACTATCTGATGTTATTCCGCTAATGCAGACACTTAACAAATTCTCCAAAAAAGATATGGTTAAGTATAGATTTGATGGGGATACAGATAAAAGTGTTGTTACCATTGCCCGTGTAAAAGAACTATTAAAAGACTTTGAGTATTATTGGAAAGAAGCAACGGTTTCTCAAAAAGAGCAAGTCAAAGATAAACAGTTAAGCAAATCTGAAGAAAAAGAAGTTTCTAATGAGGTTTATGTTGAACAGCTTGAAAAGCGTGTATCTGAATTAAAGCAGGAAAACTTAAAGCTTGAAAATGACAAAAAGAGGTTTGCGGCAAAAAAAGAAGATACTGGTGGCAAATCATCTGATGATAATAAAAGCCTCAAATTAGAAAATGAAAAATTAAAAAAAGAAAATTCTGAATTGTCTGAGTTTATGGCTAACATACAGGATAAACAACAAGATTCAGGTGATGGTTCTGGCAACGGCAGTCCCTCAGAGGGTGGCGAAGTTAGCGAGGGTGGCGTATCACTTTCAAGGTTTGAGGCAATCAAAGGGCTGCTCAAATCCCGTGACATTTCTTTAAATAACAAAAAGAAACAAGTTGAAGTTTTAAACAAGAAAATTAAAGAGCTTGAAGAAAAAGCCAAGTCTAGCGGCAAAGCTACGCTAAAAGATAGCGACGGCAACACTGGTATATCTGGAGTTGATGGCGAAAATTCTGGCGATAAAACAGACGAGGAAAGCACAAAACTAAAAGCCAATCTTGAGGCTCTTAAGAGACAATATGAAAAGTCGAAATCCGACTACGAGAATAATAAAAAGCTTTCCGAAGAGCTTAAAGGCTTAATTGATAAAGCCGAACAATCACAACAAGGTGACTCGGGCAATATCTCGAAAGAAGCCTTAGAACAGTTCAAGACTGAGATTGAAAAAGTATGTTCTTCAATTAAAATAGGCGAATTCGATTACGCTGAAGCTTTAGAAAAACTTAGGCAAGCATTAAAAAATGAAGCAGTAGATATTAATATCGGCAACTTGAAAACTGCAAGTAAACCAACAGCCGATTCTGCTTCAAGCCCGCAAAAGAGAGTTACAAGAAAACCGTCGGCTAAAAGCGATAAATCAGATAATACCACTGAGGATGACCAATATTGGAAAGAAAAGTTTAAAGCCAATATTGAAGAACGCACAAGTGAACAATCTCCACAGGAACTGAAAGACTACTTCAAGGCCGTGTCTCAAATATCACAAGAAATTGATAAGTCGATGAAGTCAATCAATAGCACAGCTGATAGCTTGATAAAAAAATCGGGTACAAAATCACAGCAATCACAAAGTAAGAACTTGGGTTTATCTAGTGAATATTCGGCAATACAATCTCAGGCGGCTAGCATTCAAGAGCAGATTGAAAGTATAAAGCAAGAACTGTTAAATCCTGATGCTGACGCTAATTCAATAACGTTCTTCAAAAATATAGACGAGCAAATTAAAGAGCTTTATGCAGACTTAGAAGTTATTCAAAATCAATACAATAATACTACCAAGAAATTCGACGAATTAAGCAATACATATAAAGTAGATGCGGCTACCAAGCGAATGGAGAAAAAGACTTCAACGCTTTTAGGTCAGTATGTATCATTTAAAGGAGCTAATAGCAACGCCTTTAAACAAAATTCTGATTTAGCCACACAGTGGGATGAATGGTATAACAAACTTAAACACCCAGAATTGCTTGATGCGAAAGAAATTGATAAAGCCGATGCAAAGCTCAAGGAAATGCGTGCTACCGTAAAAGATCTAGGAATTGGCGGTAAAACAGCTGGCGAATTGATTTCTAATATGTTCAAAAAGTATGGTGGCTGGGCAATTGTTACTAGGTCAATGGTATATGTAAAATCTGTACTGAGAGATATATATCAAGCAACCAAAGATGTAGATACCTCAATGGTCAATCTTAAAAAGGTTAGTAACGAAACGGCAGCATCATATGATGCGTTTTTGACAAATGCGGCAAAGAAATCAAAAGAACTTGGCGTTTCAATAAGCGACTTGGTAGACTCGACTTCTGAGTTCTCAAGACTCGGCTATAACCTCAAAGACGCAACCAAGCTCGGCGAACTTGCAACAATGTATTCCAATGTTGCCGAAGATTTAAGTGTAACCGACGCCGCCTCTTCAATCATTTCGACAATGAAGGCGTATGATATTGCCGCAGACGATGCACAAGAAATCGTAGATAAGTTTAACTATGTAGGCAACAACTTTGCCATTTCTTCCACTGGGCTTGGTGACAGCTTACAACGTTCTGCTTCTGCTTTGGTTGCCGCAGGAAACAGCCTTGACGAAACCATCGCACTTACAACGGCGGGCAATGCTATTGTTCAAGACCCTGAAAAAATGGGCACTGTTCTTAAGACGGCTTCGGCTAGATTAAGAGGAGCAACAGCCGAACTTGAGGAAATGGGCGAAGAAACAGACGATGTAGCAAACGGCACAGCAAAGCTACGTCAGGAGATACTTGCTCTTTCTGGCGTTGATATCATGAAGAATGATAATACCTTTAAAGGTACATATCAAATTCTTGACGAAATATCGAAAGTATACGGCAGCCTTTCAGATGTAAATCAGGCGGCACTGCTTGAACAAATTGGCGGTAAAAACGGTATTAACGTAATCGCCGCAGTATTATCCAATTTTGACGAAGCAAGAGAAGTCATGAGTACCATTGGTGGTTCCAAGGGTTCGGCTTCTGAAGAAATGGAAAAATCACTTGACTCTATAACAGGTAAGCTTGGAAAACTTAGTGCTATATTCCAAGATATATCCACGAAGGCGTTAGAGTCAGACACAGTTAAATCGTTCTTAGATATTCTTATCGGTATAGGTAATGCAATATCTAAGCTTATACCTAACCTTAATACTGTGCTTAAAATTGGCGGAGCAATTGGTGCGGGAGCATTAGGTGCAAAAGGTATTAATATAGGTGCGGGTGAACCCATAAAACACAGGGTTCCACTGAGTATGCCCGCAAGCATAATGGTAATACTATAATCGAGGTATTATTGTTATGACAGGCAAAAAAGCATAAATTGACTACTTAGTAGTAACGGGTTTGATAATTCCCGTTCGGGGATGGTAATATTCAATTCTATCACACTTTTTTTTGAATATGAGAGTATCCGCATCCAAACCGATCGGCGTAAGTTTGTCGCATAATACATAATCGGCTTAACGATCGGCAGGTTCAGAGACTATAATTGCTTATTGGTGTTCTGCGATAGTGAGCACTGATTATTGGATAGTCCACGGTGTAGTTGTCGGATAGACGGCAATAAAAATTATAAAACTGTTGACTTCTGTAATATTATGTGATATAATGGAATAAAAATATTATAGGAGTTGTTAATTATGTCTAAAGAAAATAACAAAGAAAATCAAAATAAGAATATCAACGAGAGCGTTTCACATGAACCAATAGTGGAAATCAATGTTAGAAGGAATTATTCGTATGTTCCAATCGACAGCGATATTAGCGAAAGACCACCTATTCCTACTGTTGATATTGATAAGAATAAAAAGGAGAATGACGGTTGACCGAAATTATTTCATACTTACCAAATATAATTATTTATCTAGTCTTGGGCTTTGTTTTTATTAAAGTCTTTAGATTTGTTTATATAGAAGAAAGCCCAAATGATAGTCAACATATACTTACCGAATCTCTCATATATGGTTTTATTCTCCAAAATATCTACTCGGCTTTTCCAATTAGTATTAACACTTATATTGACATAATAGGAATGGTTTTGTCTACAGTAATAATAGCATATTTTCTTGCTAAATTTATATATAGTAAACTATTTAGCAAAATACTTGCTAAATTAAAAATACAACAAACGCCGATTAAAGATTTTTGGATTGATATAACACATTCAAAAGAGCGAACATATATAACCGTTTATGATAAAGAGTTCGATCGAGTTATAAATGGAAGATTTGCTAGAGCTGAAACATTTAATAAAAGACCACTCATACAGCTATCGGAATATATTATAAAAAATACACGGGGCGATATAATATTCGATATGTCTCTTAACACTGCCGACACTATTGTTATTGATACGTCTAAATACCCCGAAATCATGTTATCACATCCACAGCCAAAAGCCGAAAAGAAATCTGAAGAATCACAGTCTAAACACAACCCAATAAAGTCAATATTAAACAAAATAAAAACTAAATTTCATCATGACTGAAAAAGCTCCGAGTTTCCTCGGAGCTTTTGTTATAGAAAGAGTTTTATTTTCCAAATGGATATATCGTTTAATCGTTTATGCCCGTCGTCTTTTAATACAAAAGCATTGAATTAATATGTCAATTTCTGTTGACACTCACAGGAATATATGGTATAATCTTCGTAGAAGATAATGTTATTATATACATATTAATGGAGGTGCTACGATATGGATTTTTTCTTTCTTTTATGTGGTTGGATAATTTACGGTATCATGAAAGCTCACGAAAAAGCCGAGCTTGCCAGAAAGCTTCCGCCGAAACCAACCAAGCCTTATAACCTTGACAGGCAACTTGAGCTGATTGATTGGTTTCGTCATAAGAAAACGTACTACGACGGCACTCCATTTCCAAGTGACTTTTCACTTATAAACTGTGATGAGCAAGCTCGTCGTCAGCTATATAAAGAAGGTTATGCTTGGATGTCGGCAAGTGGTTCGCTGTTCAAACTTGACGATTATATTTTTGACAAAGAGGGGTATATAGTTGGTTATAATTTTCCAACTACTTTGAAACCGCAAAGGGAAAGAACTTATAGTAATATCAAGCACGAAAATGATAAAGATTAAATTATCGGCATAACAAAAAAGCTCCGAGGAAACTCGGAGTTTTTATTATGCAAAGAGTTTTATTTTCCAAAGTGATATATCAAGCTCTTCGTAATCATCATCTATAAGATAACTATTGAGTTTACCAAGCATTCTATCAACTTCTTTGTGCTTGTTTTCATGGGCGTCTATTGTCGAATCAATGTATTCGTAAGGATAGCTTCTTGACCATTCTCGATTTTCGTCTAATCCAATGGTTTTACGCTTATGCTTTAATAGGTCGTATTTCTTCAACATCTTACGAGTTCCCCAAAAATCGCAGTAAATGTATTTTTGAGCTTCTGATAAACTTTCTGAACTATCATGCTGCACAGAACAACGAGTTATAAGCCCATCTTCAATTTCATAAGTTACGAAGTAACATATAGTTTTACTATCACCGTAATCATTTACTTTTTTATACACGTTGAAATCATCACCAATTGAGCTACCCTTGGTACACCTTTCAACTTTTTGAACAAGAGCAAGTATATGTTGTTCGTCGTCATTTAATACAGCTTTAGCTATTTGTGGTTTAAAAATGTTAAACAGCACAAAAATTACAATGATAATACCGATAACAATTAGAACCTTTTTATGCTTTAATAGTTTCGCTTTCATGTTTGTCTCCCCTGATTCTATATAAGTTTTTACAGGTTAATTATACCACATTTATACCGTTGTGTCAATGTTTTTTACACCGATACTCAAAACAATAAAAACTTTACCAACGGCAATTCAGAACGGTATAGCAAATGGTAAAAATAATTCAATCGTACTTTCGACAGATGAGGCAGAATCTCAGCTCACCGATTTTATAGAAAAAGTAAAAGTCGGTGGTATGAGTGCTGAAGAATACTTTAACGATCCTTTAAATGAAAGTAAGACGGTTCTAAAAGGTTACGCCTCAAGTGTTGACGACGCCTCTATGAGCACAAAGGGTTTTGTGCAATATAGCAAAGACCTCAACGTACAGGTTAATAAGCTTGGAAAAAGCGGTGGCATTGTTTCTGGGGTTTTCAGGAATATTAAAACCATCATAACAAATGGATTGGTTACACTAGCGACATACGCAATTTTCTCCGCTATTGACTATTTTGAAAATCGTGTAAAGAGAATGAAAGAGGAAGCCGAAGAATTAAAGACGGCTTACGAAAATAAGGCTGATGAAATAAACGGCAATCTTAATTCGGTTGAAGGTATGTCCAAAGAATTTGATAAGCTTTCCAGGGGCGTTGATAATTTTGGCAATAATCTTTCATTGACTAACGATGAATACTCCAGATATAAGGAGATATCAAACGAGCTCGCTGAAATCAATCCTAAGTTGGTTCAGGGTTACGATGATGAAGGTAACGCCATTATTAATAAAAACAATGCCATTAAAGATACAATTTCTTTGCTAAAGGAACAGCAAAAGTTAAACGCAAGCGACATCACTTCTGATAAAAACTTGCAGAAATTAGCCAGCGGACTGATTGGTTCTTTTACTGATGAAAATGTAAATATGAATGGTGTTCACAATATTGAAGACCAGTTTGAAAATAATTATTCAGACGAATTATCTAAGAGGATAAAAACCTATGTTGATAATTTAGATGATAAAGATAAATTAAAAAAAGAATTTGCCACTTATTGGAGAACAATAGCGCAGTCTGGTTTTGAATATTCGGCTAATCATTTGACGGACATACAGAACGACATAAATGAATTAATAAGTAAGGGCGGCAAAGATAAAGATTTAATGTCCGACTATAACAAATATGTGAATTTCATAAACGAAAATATAGACCAATATAATTTGTATAAGCAAAACCTTGAGGAATATACCAAGTCCCTTAACTCAACCTTACAGCTTATTCCAAGCACTCTTGATTTTTATGATGAATTATCAAGTGGCGAAAAGGGTATTATATCAAGTTATATTAATAATTTTGCATTAGACATAAGCGGCAATCACAAGAGCTTTGAAGATCAAATTGTTGAAGAACGAAGCAAGATTATAAGCTTTTGCAAAACCTTAAACAATTCACTTGATGCTAACGGCGAACCGCTGTCAATTACATTGGACGCTTTGTTGAATCTTGATACTACACAATCTGTTCAAGAATATACGAAGCAACGTGACAAATTGCTTTCTAAAATTGCCGACTCTGACTTTGCTAAAAACCAAGGGCTTTCAATCGATGATATCAAAGTTATGCTTGGTTTCTCATTTAAGACAAACGACGACGAGATAGAGGACGAGCTTGCAAACAAGATTAAGAATATTGCCACCCGTGTTGCGAAGCGTGTGCCACCACTGGCGGGCAGACGTGACAACCAGGGAATTATCGAAAATCTTTTGGGCAATCTAACCCCAGATAACATCGAAACCTTAATGGATACCAACCTTGAGGAAATAAATTCATGGCAGGATGTTCTCAACCTCTTAAATACCAAAACCACATTTAGCCTTGCCGACTATTCTGAGGATGTTGACAACGTTCAAAGCAAAATTACCGCACTTGCTTCTGCGTATAAAGAAATTCAAGATGGCACTTTTGAAGTTGGTAGTAGTGGCTGGGAACTCGTTAAAAGTTATGGAGAATTTCTTCCATACCTTGACGACACAAATGGCGGCTTTGAAGAACTCGGTAAGAAAATCAAAGAAGCGATGGGTATTGCTCCAAACGACCTGATTAAGCAACTTTCTCAACTTAAAGGTTTGAGTGACGCCGATCAAAAATCTGTAAATAATCTTATCAAAGTCCTCTATAAAATGAAAGATGTTAGCCTTTCAAATCTTACTTCAGACGGATTACTGACCGCCGAGAAGAATCAAGTACAAGCAATAATTGATAAGATAAATGATAAGAAAGACAAAGAACAGGAATATCTCGATACGCTTCAAGAAGAGGAAGATACTTTAAATGATATCATTGACAAGTATCAGACCGCTGGTGATACTGCTATTGATTATATTGAAAAAGAAATCAGTAGTCTTGAGGATTCTCGTGACGATGTAGAGTCATATTACGACGACCTCATTGATAAGCTCAAAGAGGAAAATGACGAACGTGATAGGGCCATTGAGTTGCAGGAAAAGCAAGACGCTTTAGCTAATGCAAAAAAGAAAAAGGTTGCTATCTATAGCGAAGCAAGTGGCTGGCATTTAGAAACCAACTCCGACGAGGTTGAAAAGGCACAACAGGAACTTGATTCACTACAAAACGAAATAGCTATTGACAATCTTGAAAAAGAGAAAGAGGCTGCTATGCAACCTTATACCGATCAAATTGAGGCATTTGAAAAGTATAAGCAAGCATGGAGCGATGCTATGAGTGCCTATACAAACAACCAGAATGAAATGATTGCGCAACAAATTTTAGGTATAGATTGGCAGGGCAAGCTTCACAATCAGGATATCGGTATTCTTAACAAATACCAAACTGATTATAGCGGTTATCAAACTAAACTCAAAGATAATGTTCAAAAAGAGAAAGAGATTACTCAAAACCGCATTGACCAATATGCAAAAGAAGCAGATGAGTGGGAGAAGTATCTCAAACAATTTGATACATTCGTTTCCGATTTATCTGACCAAGACGTTAAATACTTTGAAGAACTTAAACTCAAAACACTTAATGAAAAGAGTACATACCAAGAGCGACTTGATGCTTTGCGTGAATTTAAAGCCGATTATATTCAGCTATCAGATGATCTGGCACAATATGAGGGCACCTCTATAAAGAAAGCTTTGTCTGGTAGCGGCGTATATGCTGTCGAAAAAGATAACGCAATTCTTGGTGCATACACCACCAAAAAGGAAGCCGACAAAGCTATGTATAAGTTTGCGGGGCAAATGATAAGTGAAAAGGTTTCAATGCTCGGTGGCTTGAGTAATATCAGTGTAACCAAGCTTGCGGAACTACAAAAGGAGATACGCTCAAAATTCAAGGTAAAGCAGTATGCGACGGGTGGAGTTAATAGCTACACGGGAACGGCTATGCTACACGGAACACCATATAAGTCTGAGGTAATCTTTAATTCTTCAGACGCCAAGAAACTCTATGACATTGTACACAATACTCGCAATGTTGCAAGCGTTGTTGGTAAGACTATAGGTGACAATCTTGTAAGTGGTACGCAGGCGGCTGGATCAATGTTCACAACAAATGATACCACTAATGGTGATACCACAATTACATTTAGAATTGGCGAAATTCATACTACCGACGGCACAACATTCTTACAGCAAATGAATGACTATTTGAAGCAAGCAGACCGTGACCGCATGATAGGTAGAAACAGATAATACAAAACGAGCCGTCAGACCTTGGCGGCTCTTATTTATTATAAAGGGTGGTGAAATGAATGATAATGACACCTACACTGGTTTTTCCAGATGACGAGGTCGTAAAAATAGATAAACACAAGGGCGAGGGCGGTGAATATGACCGTGCGCCACGTTTTAGCTACCAGTTTAATTGCACGGCGGGTTCTGCAATGCGTTGGGCGTTGTGTACCTATACAAACATAAGAACTGGGGAACAGAACTATTCTTATTTTCCTAAAGGCGGCGATATCAATACATTTTACAATGGCGATAAAGTTGATGTAAATGAATTGGTTTTTAATGACATAGCAAAGAATGGTCACGATTATATGTATCAGTATACGCTGTTTCAAACAGACCCAACGACTATTGCCGACGACACACAGTATGGTGACGGTGTTGGGTTGTATGATATGTACTTCTGCCGTGGTAAAATCCAATCTTCGGGTACTACATCAAGTTTTATGATTAACAAGGAAATTGCAAATCTCAAGAGCGCGTACTATTATGAGCGTTCCGACGGCTCAGTGTATTTAGTCGGCGGCGCCTATATCGAGATTGGAGAAGAAAGACGACTGATAGAAACCTACGATTATAAAACTGGTAACGTAAGATTAAAGTCTGGTTTTACAACAGCCCCTGCAAGAGGAACTGTGTTTAGGATTTTTACAAATTACTTTATGGATAAGCCGCATTATGTTAAATGCCGTGAAGATCCACAGTGCGATTTTACTGTATCAATCTCTTCTAAAACAGCAAATCCAATTGAGTGTAAGACAAGTTATATACATCCAAACCATGTCGGGCTAAAGTATTACAAGTATTACCTTTATCAACTTATGGGAACGACTGGCGCTATTCATGACGGCAAAATTCTTGAAACGTCGGCATACAACTATGTAACTATCGAGCCAGGTATTGCTGATAAAATAGAGGGTAAATATATAATGATTGAAAGCTCGCCCTCGGAAAACACGGGACATGTTTACAATGGAACAAGCGCATTAATCGTATCATACGATATTGATACAGGTGTGGCTAGTCTTAATTATTCGGCTCGTGATTTGATAAAAGGTTCACGATATACTATTTACAATGGCAATGAACGACTTATCGACGAGAGCGACGAGATATATGATTTTGAACTCAAATACTCATTTTATGCAAATTGCTTTGGAAGCTCTTTTAGGGCTGTAAGTGAAATCATGACTCTCGATGATAAAATGTACAGATATACTCAACAGAAAGACTTCCCTGCTGAAAGTATAGACGGGATAGTTTCAGAATTTGATTTTAAAATCTTTGATAACCACACAGCTATGCTGACGTGGAAAACTACAAAATCACTCGGAGTAGCAAAAATCTTTAGACAAAATGTCAACGATGACGAATATGTTTTCATCGGAACTGCTACTGGCAATTCATTTTTTGATGTAACAGTGGGCAATCAGCAATCATATATTTATTATATTTGTTATGCAAACTATGAGGCATATATTACGCCAGAGATGTCTACTGATTGGATTGGATGGTCGATTTACTCGTTAAAGGCCGCTGGTGATTGTTATAATAAAAAGCTCTATTCAATTAATGAGACTTGGCATTTTATTGCGGGCATTAACAACAATGATATAATATCAAATATTGGACTCACTGTTCATACGGGTACGGGCGTAAAACCCAAGACTACACGAACTGTAACAAACTATGAAAGCGGCGAATTTACGGCAAACCACTTAACATTGGCATGCCCCGAGGACGAAATAGTTGATACAATTGATAGCGTTAAATCTTGGACAAAATTCATTACAGGTAAAAATGATTTCATGCTAAAGTCTGATAAGGGCGATGTATGGATTGTGAATATTTCAGACAATCCGTCGAGATCGTATGATGAAAGCTCGGTGTATGACTTAACTACAATTAAATATAATTGGGTTGAAGTTGAAGATATAAATGACGTTATAATAACAAGATAAGGAGGTTGATACGATGGATTACTATAATAAAATAGATGAAGCGTATTTGACCGAATTACAGAATCCAATGCGTAAATTAAAATTCAAGGTAGAAATTCTATCACACTATGAGGGTGCAATCGGACAAATTACAAACGACCTTTCCTCTGCCGAGGTTGGTTCAATATCAATTAATAAGGAGCAAGGCTGTCGCAGGTCTTGCTCTTTTACTATCATAGACCGCGATGAGAAGTATTTACCACAGGTAGACAGTTGGTTTTGGTACAATAGGAAGTTTAAACTTTTTATAGGCGTAGTTGTTTCAAATGATATATATTGGTTTCCACAAGGCGTATTCATTACAAAATCGACAACAGCGCATGGCAAAGCATTAGCAATCGAAGGTATTGATAAATATGGTTTTCTAAATGGCGAATTAAATGCAAGAATGTGTTTAGTAGAATATCAAGCTAGTGTTACAAATTCTAAAAAAGGAACAAAAATTGCCGACCTTATTCGAGATACTTTGATGTTAGATTTAGGTAATAACATTCCGCTTGACCCTGTTGAACCTTTAATTGATCCAATCTTTTATGATGCAGAATTATATGACGATATCGTGGTTGACGAGGGTGGGTACCTTGGTGAAATATTCGATAAGTTGGCTGAAATGTATGGTGCTAACATTTATTACGATGTCAACGGCAGGCTTAGAATGGAAAGGGTATTTAACTATAATCTTCCCTCTTGGTATAGGCATCTATCGCCACAAAGTAATCTGGGTGAAGTCGATATAGCTGAAACCGACATTGATGTTCAATATAATTATGACGGTGTAAACATTGTGACAGTTACTACAGATAACACTAACGGCGAGATATATTCCTATACAGCAAAAAATGAAAACCCACAGTCCCCAGTTTGTATAACCTCGGTGGGATATAAGGGATTGGACGGCGGTACTTATTATATAAGTCTTGGCGATACAACGCTGGATAGTGGTGAAGAAAAATGTAGAATGCAGGCGGAGTATATGCTGTTGCAAAATACCTGTATGGGAACTTCGGTAAGTTTTAATTATCCAAGTCTCCCTCATCTTGATGTTGACAACACAATTGAACTTACAAACGAATATTACAAATTTAAAAAGCAACTTTTTCTTATTCAATCATTAACCATTCCTCTTAGCAATGGGGAGATGACTATTGAAGCCACTAATCTGCAATGGCTACCATTTGACACGGACTGTATTTCGATTTACTGTGAAACTTTAAGCAATACAGTGGCAATATCTTATGACACGAATGGTGGCAAGGACAAAGGCGGCAATACTATCACTTATAAGAGCATTAACCAAGCCCCTAATAAACAAATCGTTTTACAAGGTGGGGATATGTATAACGAGAATAAATTGTTCGCATGGACGGATAGTCTAGGCAACAAATACAATTATGGCGACGTGTATACTATACCAAATAACAACACAACATTGACGGCTCAATGGATAACAGGAAATGAAGTTACAGTTACCAATACATTGCCGACAGATAGCACGGTAGAATTTCAATCTATGTCACCGTCACGTTGTTTAATACGTTATGATGACAATGAAGTAGTTAGACGTAATACAAACGCAATTTCAACATTTAAAAAGAATTATTCTTCAGGTATGCACGATACAACCGTTGTGTCTGAGAGTGATGATTTAACTAACTTTGATAATGCTTTTGATAAAGAAACAACTACAAAGATAGATTGTTCCAAAGTAAAAGCTACCTACCTCACTTCACCTATGGGAAACGGATTTGAGAATATAACAGCCTTTGTTTTCCCTGCTAATCTTGCAAACATTTCGACCAGTGAGGGTGTGTTGTCAGGCTGTAAAGAACTTGCCAATATTGCATTTCCTACAGTATATTGTGATATTTCACACCCCGAATCGTTTCTTGCTAATAGCACATTTGTTAATGGTTTGGAACTGCCTTACACCTTGACTTTCGTTCCAATGGTTTCAGTTGATGGGCAAACAGGTGTCGAAGAAATAAAGCGAAATGAGATACTAAAAGGAAGTCATGTTGTTGGAAACTTAAACATCAAAGCGGCAACTACAAATAAATGCGTAGTGTATGTAAACAAAGAAACAACAAGTTTAGTTATTTATCCTGCGACAGTGCAGGGAAGATTCTATCTTATGGGCAAAGGTATTGATGGAGATTTATCTGGACTTCAAACTATACAAATTGGGCGATCTACTAATATTAACGACACCGATGGTTTTGCAAGTAATACATCAGCAAACATAAATCTAAGTTTAGACTTTCAATCGGGTAATTGTACTACTAAAATACCTAAAAACGCTTTTAATGGCTATAGTGGTAATACGATTAATGTTGTAATTTATGGTAATGTGACCAACAGCAATGGTATTACGCTTGAAAGCGGATCGTTTTGCAATATGCCCAATATGACAAAATTGCCAATGACAAATAATACAAGCTTAAAAGTTATACCTGAGAACTGTATGAATAATTTAGCATCATTAACTTCAGCGACTACAGGCTATGTGGTTGACGTTGAGGGTTGTAACGATATGACCAATCTGATAACTTTAAGAATTGAAAGTTCTTGTGAGAAGGTAAATGGGTTTAATAACTGCCCTAAATTGAAAAGTTTGTCATTCATGAGTGACGGAAAAGTAAAAGAGATTGGTGGGTTAAACAATAACGCTATTACAACATTTTATATTCCAAATACGGCTTTGTCTGTATCGGGCGTGAATAATTGCTCTGCATTAACAACGGTTGCTATTGGAGCTTCTTTGACTAGCTTTACAGGGTTTAATAATTGTCCTAAATTAAACAAGTTTACTGTGGATAGTTCTAATACTACTTTCAGAGTCGTTGATAATAACCTCTACCAAGGGAATAAACTTTGCCGTGTTCCAATGAGTAAGTCAGATATTGTGGTAACAAATGGTACAACGGAAATCATGAGCAATGCCATTCAGGTTGCTTTTGCAAACAGCATTTCTATTCCAAATGGTTGTATTTTATCTAACGACTCAATCAAGTGTCAAAGCGTAGGTCAAATTATTCTCCATACTTCTTTTAACACAGAAACTGGGAAATATAATAATTTAACTATGACCGATTTTAGCACCCTTGATAATGTACAAGTCGGAACTATTTTCACGTATGGAAATGGTATAACAGATACTACAAACGCAAATTGTTTGCCTATTGTAAAATACTGTATAGAACATAACATCAATTATGTTGATATGAATGAAACAAACACTAACGCTCGTGGAACTATTGGAATAAGCGGTAACGCAGAATTGGACGGTGATAATTAATGATAAATACTTATACTTGCATACCAAATCAAACTTCATCAGAAACCGTGTTTGCAGACCTTAAAACATTTTTTGAAGATAAGTGGACTTGGAGCAAAATTGAAACAAATTATCCTGACAGTGAGTCCACCGATTATAACACTTTGACATTTTGGATTGATAATACAACGTACTTGAGAATAATGTTTGATCCTGCAAAGTCACGTTATTGGGCTGGGTGTGGTGAATATGACTCTTCCCAAACGTCACCATATGCTGATTATGTCAGCTTTACCTATAGCAAGTTTGATAGTGTCATGTTGTATACTACAAGTCGGGGAATGTTGATTTTGTTTAAAAGTGGAGATAATGACTATGTATTAGGTGGGGCTATTGCAAAGATGAGAAAGCTGTCCGATGATACAGAGATAACAGGTTTCTTTACCCCTACTTCAAATTCAGGACATCAAGGAAGTAAAATGGCAAGTTTGTATAATATGTTTAGTCAAAGTTTGCACAATGGCGGTACGAACCTTGTACCACAAGTTGATTTTAATATACCATTGAACAGCACAATTGAGGGTCAGTATGCTGCTAAAACTGACGGAATATTCTATGTTTATATGGGGCAAAGTAGTGTGTTTCCTGCTGACGGAACTGTTGTAAAATTCACAATGAATGGTGTTAATTATGTGGGTAACTGCAAAATGGTTTTAGCTGATTATTCGTAAAGGCGGTGTGTAGAATGTCTAAAATGAATAAGCTAATTAAGGAAAGCCAAGACAACAAAAAAACACTTGGTTACACCTACGGAACAGTTAAAAGCTATGACTCTACAAACTGTACAGCAATTGTTTCGCTATTAGAGTATAATGGTGCTGAAAAATCTTTTCTGAATAAATCAGGTGAGATTTTAAGCATGGGAGACAGTGTGTGGATCTATTTCCGTGGTGGCGGTATAAACGCTGGTTACATTGCTATTAGGAATGGCAAACCTATACCTCTAGGAAGTCAAAATTCTAGCGTAGGACGATTTGTTGAATACGTTGATAGTGGTGGTAGTAGACACATCTCAGAAAAGTTTAATTATTATGGCAATTCTTATTGGTATACTATAACCCCTGATGGAACAAAACAGATTACTATTTATCTCGAAAATATTGCTCATGGTGATTATAACCATGTTGAAGGTCAAGCAAACCACTGCTACGAATATAGTTATGACAGCAATAATTATATTGATTTTTCAGAAATGAAAACTAGCAAAATACCCTATCTTCGTGAAAATAGCAGTTTAAATTCCTTAACAGGTTTTAATAATACTAGCGTTGGTGGTTTTTGTAATCACGTCAGCGGTATGTGGAATACATCTGAATATAGTGTGGCGGTTGAGTGTAGCGGTGCAAAAAATACTGTTTTCAATTCTCGTGATACATATGTTAATGGTATGAATAATATGCTAGAGGGTGTAGCTTATAGTATTGTAGTTGGCACATGGAATATTGTTAAGGGTGACAAAACTAAAGACCAAATGGCAAAATATAACGCCGTGTTTGGAGATCAAAATGATGTTCTTAATTATGATGGATGTCTTGTTGCAGGTACATGGAATCATGCCACGGCAGATAACCAAACCGTTATAGGTATCAATGCAAAATCAACTTATAAAAGCTCGGAAAATGCAAGTATACTATTTAATATAGGAAATGGTCATAATATAGAAGATGGAACTCTAACTCAAAACTCTGCAATGCAAGTAGACTTTTCAGGCAATGTTTATGCTGGCGGTGCATACAAAACTATTGGCGCTGACTATGCCGAATATTTTGAATGGCTTGACGGAAATGTTGACAATCAAGATAGGATCGGATTATTCGTTACGCTTGACGGTGATAAAATTAAGCTTGCGAATAAAGACGATTATATACTCGGCGTCATATCAGCTAATCCGTCTATTGTTGGTAACTCTGCTGAATTAGATTGGCATGATAAGTATAAAACAGATGTTTATGGACGGTTGATTTATGATGAGTCATACAATCCTATAGTCAGTGAAAACTATAACGATACGCTTGAATATGTTCCTCGTGGGGCTAGAAAAGAGTATAGCAAAGTTGGCTTGTTAGGACAGTTAGTAGTTCAAGATGACGGAACGTGCAAGGTCAACGGATATTGTACGGCTAGTGTGAATGGCGTGGCAACCAAGTCAGATAGTGGTTATAGGGTTATCAAACGTATTGATGAAACACATATAAAAATAATACTTAAATAGAAAGAGGGCTAACAACCCTCTTTTATTATTGGAGGAAAAGTTATGAAAGAGATTATTACTCAGATGATTACAGAGTATTTGCCTGTAATTTTAACAGCGGTTATGACGGCTATTGTCGGTTTTGTAAAATCGAAGTATACAAAAATCGCAAATGACAGCATTAAGAAAGATGTGGCGGCTACAACGGTTAAGTACATAGAACAGATTTATAAAGACGTTCACGGCACAGAAAAGCTTGAAAAAGCTAAAGAAACCATGCTTGCCCTGCTTGAAGAAAAGGGCATTAAGATTTCCGATGTAGAGCTTGTTATCTTGCTTGAAAGTGCTGTTAAGGATATGAATTATAAATCACTCACAGATTTTATTGACGAGGTTAAGAATGGCGGTGAGTAATTATGAGCACGGTTAAGGAAATTGCTACCTACTGTGGAAGTATTACAACCATTTTGGCACTGATAACAATTATTGTTAAACCAATCAGGAATAGATTTGTAGGATGGATTTCAAAAACAAGTGGCAAAGATAATCTAAATAAAAAAATAGATAAATTAACAGTATTAGTGGAAAGACAGGTAGAACAGAATCAAAGCATGGAAAATGAGTTACAAAAACAAAGTTTGGCTTTGCAGGCCACGCTGAGAAATTCTATTTTAGCGATTTATAATTCAAGAATGAAAGAAAATAGTATTTCACTGTACGAAAAAGAAAATCTCGCAAGACTATACGAAAGTTATTCGTCTATTGGTGGCAATAGTTTTGTGCATAACTGTGTAGACGAATTGAACAAACTGCCCGTAAAAGAAGATTAATTGGAAAGGAAGTATACATATGGCAACAACAATAAAAGGTATAGATGTTTCTCATTGGCAGGGTACTAATGTAGATTTTAACAAAGTAAAAAAGGCAGGATATGACTTTGTTATGATAAACGCAGGCTACGGCAAATATATCGGTCAGAAAGACGAATGTTTTGAAACCAATTACAAAAAGGCAAAATCAGCAGGGCTTAAAGTTGGTACTTATTGGTATTCATATGCTCTAACATCAGCAGATGCCGAATTAGAAGCCAAGGTGTTTCTTGAGGCGATCAAGGGTAAAACTTTTGAAATGCCTATTGCTTTTGATATAGAAGATAGTACACAGTGTAATTTGTCGGCTTCTACTATAGGTAGTATAATTAATGCTTTTTGCGGTTATTGTGAAAAGAAAAATTATTATGTAATGCTTTATAGCTATGCTGCTTTTCTTAACAGTAAAGTTCCTAGTGATTGTAAAAACAAATATTGTGTATGGCTTGCTGAATTTGACAAGTCAAAGCCTTCATACGGTGGTAGCTATGGTATGTGGCAGTACACAAGTAAAGGCTCGGTTTCAGGTGTAAATGGAAACTGTGATTGCAATTATGCCTATAAAGATTTTACCGCAATTATAAAGAAAAAGGGTCTTAATGGTTTTAAAAAGCAAAAAAACAATGAACTTCCGATACTTGAAAAGTCTGGCTATAAAAAGGGTGATAAGACCAGTGGTGTTCTTGCTCTAAAAGAAATGCTCATCATAGCCAAGGCGAGAAAACTTCACAATGTCACGCTTGACGAGAACGGTATTTTTGGTGACGGCACTGAAAAAGCTGTTAATGCTTTGCTGAAAAAGTGGGGTTATAAACAGACTAGCATTGCAGGTGAGAAGTTTATCAAGAAGCTTGCAAGTGCTATTAAGTAATACTAATTGTTTTTTGTTTTTAAAGGGCGAGGTAACACAGCTTCGCCCTTGTTATATTTTATTTATACGAAAGGAAGATGAACTATGGCGTATTGTGCTACAAACGGAAACCTGTATGAAAACGGAAAAGCTTTTGAGCTGAAAGTTGGCATTGGTGCTGATTTTAAAGTACAGACTTCGGGAACTGGTAGTTTTCAGGTTGTAGGAAAACTGACTCAGAATGGTGCAGAGAAAGTGCTTATGATGGTTGATCTGAGCGACTTCTCAACAGTTGATACGATTACAACAGAAAATGTTTATGCAGGAGATGTTAGTGGTTACTATAGTGTAACTGTTAAAAATGTCAAGGGTGTAAACAAAATTTGGGGAACTATAACATATTAAGGAGGTGGATTTATGGCTACAGATATTATTGCTAGAGGTATGGCAGCTAATGCAAAAAAATCTGTTACCGAGTTAGGTAACAAAATTGAAAGCGAAAAGTGGACTGGTACTAAAGCTGAGTGGGAAGCTGTTGATAAATCCACTATAAAGGACGGAACAATCGTATATATCACTGACGATGAAACGGTGATTTTATACGATAAAGCGGAAATGGAAAAGATAGCCGCACAGGTCGCCGCAGACCGCAAAGCCGCTGAAACAGCTGCACAGACAGCACAGGCGGTGGCTGACAGTTTGCCTGAGGACTATACTACAGCTGTCGGTAAAATCGCAGAAAACACAGCTGAAATAGGGCGTGTAAAGCTGACCGACAATGAGTTGCAAAGGCGTGTAAATGCACTGTATTCCATCGGTCAGGGTATCACACACCAGTTTGAAACCGACAGCGAAACAGCGTATCAGAAAACTGTGCCGACAGGCGGTAAGCTGATGAGCGTGAAGTCTGTTGGTGGTCATTCTGAGGTCATTGACGGTGAGATTGTCAGTGCAGGCACAGAGAGCATTATAGAGCAGGGAGCTAACCTGTGTGACCCGACAATTTTTTCAACAGCGTATCCTGAATTTATTACGGTAAAAGATAATATCATAGATGTCTTTTCGGGCGGTCAAGCAATGTTTGGAACTGGTGTTGCGTTAAAAATTCCACAGGGGTATAGTATGACATTTACCCCTGTGTCAAAAGGAAATATGGCAACCAATGGACGAATTCGTGCACTATTTTCTGACGGTGATTCAAGTGATATAGCCTACATCACTGACGGAAACAGTCTGCCAAAATCAACAACAAACTATGTTGTAAAAAAAGACATTTCAGCTATAGCATTTAACTGGTCTGACCTCAAAAGCGGATACGCATTCAAAATGCAGATAACACAGAACGCAACTAATTCATTCGCCCCCTATCACAGCAACGTTTACCAGATACCCGAAGCTATCAAGGCACTGCCTGGCTACGGTTGGAGTGCAGGAACGGCACGAAACTATGTGGACTATGAAAATAAAAAATACTACCAGTGTGTGGGTAGTGTGGATTTAGGAACGCTGACGTGGACTGCTGGTGAATCTGTGTCATTTAAAACACATCATTTAGCCGGGCAAAAATTGACAAAAAGTTATAGCATTGCACCAAATTTCATATGCCCAAAATATTCGACAAAAACGCAAAATGAATCGTGGGGCAAAACCAGTATAACAGGCATATCAGCTACATCAAACGTTAACGGGTATATCTATGTCAACGATACGTCCTATACCGATGCCACCGCATTCAAACAGGCAATGCAGGGTGTTATCCTATACTACGAACTAGCAAACCCAATCGTCACGGATATTTCAACCATGCTAACAGATGATTTTCTGCGAAATCTAACAGTCGAAGCAGGCGGTAGCATAACGTTCAAAGGTGGTAATGACGATTACAGAATACCTGTGCCATCAGAGGAGGAGTACGTTGTAAAACTAAGTGAAGTAGGAGGTACAACATGACGGATTTAGAAAAATCTATGGTTGAGAGCATGGGGCTGACGGAAGACAATTTTCGCAAGCCCAAAGTCACCGAGATAGACAGGATAAAGGCAAACGTTGATTTTTTGGCTATGTTGAACGGTGTTGAGTTGAATGAGGTGAGCGGCGATGAGTAAAAACTACGCAAAGGTCAAGAGATACTATGACAGCCGTTTGTGGTCGGTTGCTATGGTGCGCGCCGCTGTTGGAAAGTGGATAACGGCGGAGGAGTATGAGAAAATTACGGGGACGAAGTATGAAAATTCTCAAAAGAACAAGTAAATAAAAACCCCATTTGATTAAAAAATACAGGCTCGGAAAGTGCGTAGATGCGTGGTTTGCGAGCCTTGTGTTTTATAAAATTATAAAAAATTAAAATTAGACAAAAAATAAGGAGATGAGATACAATGAGTGTAAATACATTTGACAAGAACAATGGCGACCTTACACCTTTATCTAAATTGTATCAAATAGAATCGGGTGACGAGGTCGGCAAATTGTTTGAAGAAATGACCTCGCTCAAAACACAGGTAGAAAGCAATACCGAGAAAATTAGTGAATTAGAAAACAGTAAATCGGTTATGCCGAGTGGAATGGCATTTACGATCGCCTATGGCGCAATAAGTTCTTCAATCACAGGAAAAGCAACAATAGAGGAGGAACAAGTATGAAAATATACGAGGGAACAGACGGACTTAGAGGATTAGTCAGGAAGCTTATTGAAGTTTATAATTTTAAGAAAGTTGTGTACGAGGGCGATAACGCAAGTATTGACACCAAAGATGCTACCTTTCAGCTTTGGGTAACAGACGAGCTGTTTTTAAGAGGTCAGTTTGCTGATACAAGTAGAAGTTTTGGTTGGTGTGACCTAAGAACAGAAGTATTGACTTGTCCTTGTGTGGGTACTACACCTAACATTGGAGATCCAAGAAGATGGATTATTTATAAGTAAAGTGATTTAGTAGCTATTGGAATAGACGGTAATACCGCTAGTAGACCTGGTATAAATATAATAATTGGTGAAGTAACTAACTATGAAACAGGAGAAACTGAAATAGGAATGGCCACAAGTTGTGCTGATAATAATACTCGCTTATATACAGTATTCACTGATGGGGCTACTATTAAATCTACTCCTTATAGATATTTTTGTCAGCAGAAATCGGTGACTTCACTTGCTCCTGTAGTTTCTACTGATTTAAACAAAGGTTTTACAAATGTATATCACATACTTTCTCATATACAGGGTATATCAGATAGTTATAATAATAGTGACTACGCCGTACCTACACAAACTATACTACTCAATAATAAGAAATATCTGTTAAGCAGATTTGCATTTGAGATAAAGGAGTAA